TGAAGCCCTGTACATACAAATGGAAGACCCAGGAAGAAGCCGACCCGAAGAAGCATGTAGGGTTCATTGCCCAGGAAGTAGAAGCCCTGTTCCCGAATTTGGTGAACGAAAACGACGGCACCGACGGTAGCACATACAAAGGCGTGGCAACAACCGATATGATACCATATTTGGTGCAATCCATACAAAAACGTCAAAAAATTATAGATGAATTAAAACAAAAGATAGCCGAACTCCAATAAATTAAGAGTCTCTCTGTATATATATTTTTTTTACTGTCCCCCCTGACCCGTTGACTCTCATTTTACAATTGCTAGAATTCAATGACGAATTTGAATCCTGAGAAAACACACTATTGTCGTCATTATCATACACAGATTGGCGGTTTGATTGTAAATAATTCGCATCGATATATTCATTGTTAGCGTGAATATGTAATCGAACAAATTGGTTCAAATCTTCCACTTTTTGTTCTAAACGATTGATTTCATTGCGTTGGTTGCAGTTCATAGCATCTAAGCTACGAATTTGATTTTTCATGACATCCAATAGATTTCGATATTGTTCATGATTGTCTCTTTTCCGTAAAGAATGTTTCTGCATAATATGATAAAAAAAAGATATCTATCTATATCTGTAAAAATGTTATCATTTATTGACTACATAGCTAGGACTATTCTTCTGTATTGCTTTGAAACAATTTACACATATTCACCGCCTCTATATTTACAGCAGGACGAGTAAATAGAGACCGAATCATGTTATCATTGCGAAATCGAATCGTATAATCTTGTTGAATATTATTACGGCCAATGCGTCCCATGGATTGATAGATTTTTTGTTGAGAAATTTCACTCAAATCTTTGCCTATAAATCCGTGACAAAACTGATAATTCGTTCCGTAAATATAATCAGTAGATGCGATTATCATGAATAATTTTTGTTCATCAGCCAATTGTTTCATAATTTCCATATAATTATGGTTTTTATGAAATTTAAATGTCCCAATGCCTAGCAACATGAGTACTTTGTATTTATCGTCCACGTCCATTTGCATAATTTGTTTTGCATTTTCTTCGCCAATATCTGATACAAATGCATTTTCCAATATATCATTGTGAGGCGACCAAATATGTTGGTGCGGTTTTGTATTTGGTACGTACATGGGGTCTAGCGAAACCATTTTTATTTCTTTTCGCAGTTTGTTAACTTCATTCATCCAGGATTCAGATTCTTTTGAAAGTCTACCGCTTTCTCTGGCCGCAGAGACTTTGTTGTCGTCGGTAACCACGCTTTCCTTCGCTTCAATCTGATGTTCCAATTTCTGTATTTGCGATACGATTGTGCTATTGCGGGTAATCCGTTGCATAATTTTCTCAAAAACAGAGGCAGCAATCTTTGCCTGCTGAATATAGAACTGACCGATTTTGTCGATTTCGTCCGTTAAATAAATAGTAGGTCCGTCAGTAAAGGTATATGCATCACTCGTGGTAGCGAGCACACCCCCACCGGATACCGCACGTTGTTTTGTTTCGTTTGAACCAGAAAATACACTGGTTGTTCGTTGTAGAGCCTGCCCCGCTGCGGGTTTTGCATGTTCAACACTTTTCATTTTTTTGATATTGTCCTGCTGCATATCGAATCTGTTCTTTCTATTCGCGTTCATGTACTTGTAGATATAGGGCCATTCTTTTTCATCAATATTGGACAATAGTTCTAGATAATACTCTTTCAAACTGTTCATAGTGATATCAGAGATAGTAGTAAAGTAATTTTCGACTTCCATGTTATCCTCTATCTCAATACTCTCTCCTACAAACTCGATAAATGTAATGATTTCTCTCAAATCGAAATAGCGAAGCAACGAGCGATTTTGCGTACAATGATTGATACAACGAAGCATATCGGAATGATTTTCGTATAAATAATGCGGCAATTCACAGAAGCCATCTTTGTTCAAAATGGGAATGGATTTTTTACAATCATGACTAGTAATTGCATGAAGTTCTGCCCCGTCAAATTTTTTGCAAAAATCTTCGTATACTGGCTGCAATTCGTCCCGAGAAGGAAGGGTAGCACACGATAGGACAACCGTTGGAATCTTGTTATTCATCCAGTTTTGATGAATCGTCTCGTGCAATTCATGTGCTTCATAATCCATAGTAATAGTGGGTTCGTCCCAATAGGTAACAATGTCATTTTTATCATTGAATGAGAGCATATAATGCATAGCAGTAATATAGGACTGTACATCACAAATCATAATTTGGACATTTGAACCTTCACTGTTATCAACCTTCCAAATGCCACCAGACTTTTTATTAATAGAGTACTCCACTGCCGAATAATAATGGAGTCGAATATCATTTGCACTCTGACAACCAAACGCAAATGCTACTTTTTTCTCAACAGAGATTGCACTCTTTGCCAATGCCAGTCCAATGTGTCTCGCAACGCATACAAAGATAATACGTTTGTTTTCAGACAGTCCAATCGGGGACAACGTTTTCCCGGTACCGGTTGGTGCAGTGTACAAAATCAATTTAGAATTGTCGTTGTTTTTAACAATGCGAAACAGTTGCTTTTGATGAGGATACAATTGTTTATCTTCGTATTTCATCAAATGTTCGTTTCGTTCAATAAAGCTGTACGCATTTGTAATAATTTCATTTGTATGTGTAAAAGAATTCGCCCATTCAATCGCTTTGTCAATATATTTCAACACAATAATATTGATGTCACTAATAGAAGTTTTGCGGATTTGTATGAGTGTATATAAATAATATGCGTATTTTTGTTTGCGATTCTTACTATGTTTCAATAGACTGTTGAGCATGTCAATCATAATATATTCAAAAATAATGTGTTTGTTGTTAGAGATTGTTTTCTCGCTATTTTTAATTCGCATCGAATCCACACTTTTGAGTTGTTTCATAGCAGTCCCTTCCAGGAAACGAATCGCAGTGAGTCCAGACAGTGGAGTTCCAGACGCATATTTGTTAATGGAATCGTGCATGGTTTTTTCAAAGAAGTTTCGAAAAATATAGTAATCGATTTCTGGTGATTTTTCAATTTTCGTGTAGGATAAAAATGTGGTAGTTTTGTTTTGTTTTATATTTGGTTCATGGAAGCCTTTGATAATTAGCTTCAATACATCCTTTTCGCTATCAGAAACCGGTTTTTCAATGGTTTCCCATTCTGACTTAGAGAGTTTTGCCTGATTTAAATCCATGATGAAGGTAGTTTGTCTATATGTACAGTGTATTCGTCTGTTCTATTTTCGTCAATTTTTAGACCATTGAAACGGAAACTAGCTAGTTACGTAATGTATTGATATAATAGATTAGATATCATTCGAAAAAATGATATATAATTTTGACATTTCAATATTATAGTTATGTTCTCTATTTTCCAGAAAAAAAAGATATACAGAGTATCATTTGAAGATGTTTTGTATGCAATTAGATATCCTGAACAATTCATTATAATAAATACATTATCTTCTGACGAACAGTCGTGTTTGATTACAAATACCATCGATTGTAACAAAGAGGAACAAATCATCAATGAATTATTAACAAGTTACAATTTGAATTCTAAGCACATTCTTATTTACGGCAAAAATACGGACGATGAAAAGATAGAAATCAAATACAATCAAATGGTGAGGTTGGGCTTTCAAAAGGTATTCTTATACCAGGGAGGAATGTTTGAATGGCTACTGTTACAGGATATATACGGGAAAAATGAATTTCCCACTACCACCTATATGTTGGACATATTGAAATACAAACCCCAAAGGAATTTTGCAGGTAGGCTAACATGACTCATTTCCACGAGCCGAAATATTTATGTTGTGCATAATCGCCAAAATATTGCCGCTTACCATTGTCTAGTATGAAAACCACGGATTTATGACTAGATTTCATATATATGTCAGTAACGTAATCGGGTCCCGTAGTTTTGTAGACATATTCGTCATTGTTGTGGTTGACGGTTTTGATTAATTTGTGGATGTTGTTGTGGATGTTATCAATGAGTTCTTTGATGAATGCATGTTTCGGTGCAGCAGCAAATGCATATTGACCAAGCAGAAACTTCTGATTATTATCATAATAAGGTTTGTATCTAGACTGCCCGCTATGTTGTTCGGTAATATACTCATCCACCGGGAACACCACTTCGTGTTTCAAAAGAGTGTCCATGTTTTTCAAACCATTCATATCTAAATCCATATATATGCCGCCGTAATGGTATACCGCAATATACCTAAAAAAATCTATTTTTTGAATAATAATAGGTATTTTTTGATAGGTATCGTAATAGTCAGGGTAGTTTGTTTTCAAAAACAATTCAATGTCTTCATCGGTAAAAAATTTGTATTCATATTCAGGGTTCTTTGATTTAATGGAATCAACTAATGTACTATATTTTGTTGGAATGTTCTGCGATTTCCACGTTTGTATGATGATTTTAGGTATGTATTGTTTATCTAAAAAAGAGGTTTCTTTCACATCGTACTGAAAATAGAACCAGCCCAAAACAACCAACAATATCAAAAGAATTATAATGTAAATCATTTGTATATGATAACGAAATATAATAAATATATCATTCTGTCGGTAATCGTCTTAGTTATCTGTGTATTGATTCTGCTCCAATTCGCGAAAAACAAACATATATACAGTGAAGCGATGAGCGATAGATACACTGCCGTGATAGTGGAACCGAGAGAACATGCGGCACTTGAATATGTATTGCAAAATGCGTTGGATAATTTAGAAGAGAATTGGGATGTACACATTTTTCATGGAATAAAGAACAAACAGTTTGTAGTAGACATAATAGATAATAAATTATCTGCATTCAAAGACCGCATAGTCCTTCAAAACATGTATGTCGAGAACCTATCCATAGAGGAATACAATCGTTTGATGACTTCCATTGACTTCTATGAAAAAATCCCAACAGAAACAATGCTGGTATTTCAAACTGACTCGATTATATGCGAAGAATGCAAAGAGTATGTCAATGAATTTTTACAGTATGATTATGTTGGGGCACCCAATAAAGAATGGGTAGGCAATGGTGGGTTTTCGTTAAGAAAAAAAAGCAAAATGATAGATGTATTGAAGACTGACAAACGGGCAGAGGGAGAGAACGAAGACGTCTTTTTCACGAAAAAAGAACACAAACTATTTATGCCTGACATTGAAACTGCAAATAGATTTTCGAACGAAGGCAATTATTCCCCAAACAGTTTTGGTGTGCACAAACCATGGTGGTATTTTACCAAACCAGATTTACATAAGAAACAGAAGCACTGTAAAGCACTGAAGCGGTTGATAGAATTGAATTGAATATAAAATTGACAGTTAGCAATGAGATTATACGTTATACACATAAAGATTTAGTATCTATTATATTATATAATGTCGCGTCCGAAAATTCTTTCAATCGAGGGGAATATTGGTGCAGGAAAGACCACCATTGTAGAAAATTTGCAGAAGCGGTTTGCGAACAACAAAGAGATTGTGTTTTTGCGAGAACCAGTGGACGTGTGGGACACCATTCGCGATAAAAATGAGGTAACCATATTAGAAAAATTTTATAACGATACGAATAAATATGCGTTCTGTTTTCAGGTGATGGCCTTTGCTACTAGGTCTGTTAATGTGAAAAATGCGATAAAAAACAATCCAGAATGTAAATATATTATTTGCGAAAGGTCTCTCGAGGCAGATAACAATATTTTTGCAAAAATGTTGAAGGACGATGGTAAAATCGAAGACATCGAATATAAAGTATACGAGCATTTCTACAAAAATTGCAGAGACGACGTAACACTAGATGGTGTTATCTACATTGATTCATCGCCGAACATTTGTCTAGAACGTATAAACAAACGAAGTCGCGATGGTGAAGGGGGGATTACATGCGAGTATCTCGAGAATTGCAAAAACTACCACGATGATTGGCTGGTAAACAATAAGCAGGAACTGCCGGTTATTCGTATAGATACAAATGAAGACGTTACTTATGACGAAACAGACAAAGACGACAAGGGGCATTTGTGGATAGATAGTATATCACAGTTTATCTTCGGGGATGATTCGCATGCGATGTCACTAACGAAACAAAAAAAAGAGTAAGACATTCAAATAATAGGCAATGTAGAAACAATTGCCTATTATTCATTATTTATTATTTTTACAATCCAAATTTGACAACAATTTTGACAGTCTCTTTTTTAATGCATTTGCATGCAGATACAGACAATTCTTCTCGGCGTTTTCTGGTTTTCGTGTTTTCATTTGCCAAAATTTCAGACGGAACTCTTTTCTTTGACGAACTGTTGCGATTATTCATATCGTTTTCAATAATCGTGTAATTTTTTTCAATATAATCGATGACTTTATTCTCGATAGCCCATTTAAAAAAATTCAATTGTCCAATCGTTGTCTCCATATGTTTATCCCCGAAAGGGATACTTATACGGTCCCAGCGACAAAAAGGGTCGAACCGTTTTTTAGAATATGCTTTCAATTTCAATTTATAATCATTGTACACTTTGAATCGCGTATTATGCACAATGCCTCCTTTGTCTACAGGTAAATCGTATACAGTATATGTTTTCTTCGCATAATTTGTAACAAACCAATCTACAATACGCAATGAGATGCGTGTTTCTCCGTTTATTATGCGAATGATTTTATCTACATAATCCGTTTCTCTATAGAATTCTTTTAAATTATTCATCAATAAATCATTTTGGGTTTGAAGTGTGTTCGAACAGTATAAACTCATTACATAAACATACGATATTTATTTATGCAGGTTTTTTGTAAAAATATATATTATCATACTATACAATGTACAAATCAATACAGGAAGAGAATAGACAACCCTACGTCGATACTTTAGAAGGGGATAGACTTACGTACAACATATCAAAGATATCGTTTATGTTTGTAGCTTTTTTAGTGATAGCGGGTGGATATGCAAATCAAATTTTTTCATGCAGTACCCAACGATTTTTAAGCAATAACATATACGGGAAACATTTGATAGGTATCGGACTCATATTTATGTTTATTATGCTCGAGGGAGGTTGGGATTTTGATAAAAAGGAACAAGATAAACATGCGGTAGATTGGTCAAATGGAAATTGTTTTGATAGTATGATATATGCGCTCGGTATTTATACCCTCTTTCTTCTGTCATCAAAAACAAGAATAGCATGGAATATGGGTTTTTTCTTTCTACTGTTTGTACTTTATGTAACCAATACACAACGTTTGTATTATTTTAATCGAAAACGCATAACACAAGAAACAAACAATAACATTTTGAAAGGAGAGAAGGTGGTACTATATGCATTACCGGTGTTGTTATTAACTGGAATAGCTGATTATTATATATATAAGACCAATCAATTAGGAAAAAATTTTCGTTTGTATTATTTTTTCTTAGGCAACCCGGTATGTACAAACCTGTAATTGTATCCACATATGTATAAGTATTTGATATGAAATCAAATATTTATTTAAAAATTACAAAAATAAACAAAGTAAAATGCTAAGATGCTAAGATGCTTAATTACTGTAAGCAGGTCCAGCCATGCCAGACATTACGCGAAGCACATTGTAGTTAACGGCATATACACGAACCTTGGCGGTCTTGGTTCCGGATACGGTACCAGAAGAAAGAACAAGCTGAAGAACAGCGTTATCAATTCTGGAGAAATTGCAGCTACCAGAAGGCTGGTGCTCCTCGGGGCGAAGGGCGAAGGAGTATACGTTGATACCAGCATCGGGGGCACGGGTGTGGTGCTGGTAGGGCTGGACAACATCGAAGTAAGAGCCCTCACGCTCAGAGAAGCGGTCCTGTCCGTTAAGCTGAAGCTTGGCGGTGACAACGGGATTCTCACCCCAACAATGCATGTCAAGGGCAGACTCGGCGAGTACAAAGGAACCGGCATCAGAGAGAGTGGAACCGGCGGCGGCAGAAGCCTCCCAGGAAGCCTGGGCGGCGGTGGCATCACCTCCAGCGTTATCCATCTGGAAAAGACCATCAGAGTTGATAACACCGTCGGTACCAGATGTCTGGTCAAGACCACCGAAGGCATGGATGGCATTGGGAAGGGCATCAATGGCGTCAGTGTAATTGAAAGGCTGGGCACCGAGGGTCTTGAAGAGGGTCTCACCTCCCTCAAGAGAAGCGCAGTAGTCTACGTTCTCATCGGGCTGGACAACCCAGACAAGCTCCTTACAGGGGTGGTTGAAGTTGAGCTTAATCTTGTTGGAAGAGGAACCAACAGACTCGTCACCAGTGAACTGAACCTGCTCAATGAGGTACTCATGAGGGTTCTGGGCCATCTTGCGGCGCTCATCGGTGTCAAGGAAGATGTAGTCTACGTAAAGGGAAGCAGCTACGAGAGACTGCTGGTAGGCACTGCTGACAGACTGTGTGGCAGAAGCGGCATCAAGAGCCTTGACGGCCCAGAGGCACTCACCGATAGGGCGGAAATCGATGTTAATCTTAACCTCGTGGTACTGAAGAGCAATAAGAGGAAGAGCGAGTCCAGGGTTGCGGCAGAACCAGAACTGAAGGGGAACATAGAGAGTGGTCTCAGGAAGGGCGTTACGGGGAGCGCACACCTGGGCGGGTCCACCAGAGGCAGCACAGGGTCCAGATACATTAGCGAAACCAGGGTCAGTGATGTAGGTAAGAGCGGTGGTGTTGCCAATCATCTTGTAGTAACCAGACTGCTGCTCCTTGGAGAGGGTAAGCTGGTTCCAGATGTGCATCCAGTCACCGTACTGACGGTCAATGCGCTGACCACCAATCTCGACCTCAACCTGGGCAACGAGCTGCTCACCGATGTAATCCAACCAGCGGGCATATACGGGTCCGGCACTGTTCATTGTCTGGTCAATCTGGGGAAGAGTGACCTGAAGGTATGTGCGGTAGGCAAGGTCGCCGTTTCTGCTGATTGTGCAGGTTACGCGACGGCCGAAATCGGCCTGACCAGAGAAGGTCTGTTCGATGGACTCCATAGCGAAGTTAGTGTGGCGTCTGTAAGACACCTTCCAGAAGGTAATCTCGGGGGTTCCAGTAAGGAAAACGTCTTGGGCGCCATAGGCGACAAGTTGCATAAGTCCTCCAGCCATTTGTCTGTAGTTATACAATAGAAAAAGAAAATAATTTCGGGAAAATACGAATAATAACATTAATTTTCTTACTCATGTTTTTCCTAAATTATTATTTGTATTTACAATGCTGCTATGTATTTGCAGATTTGTATTTATTAAATATAGTACGTTAATAACGTTGTATTTTTTATAACGTTATTAACAAATCTACGTTTATGCAGTAAACTATTTGGCATTTGACATACATTTGAAATTTTCATTTCGAATTTGTCCTGGTTTACACTGTTTTACACATCTATTTGTATTTGGGTTCAATTCCTTTCCTTTGTTCATGCATTCTGTATGTTTATTGACAACTGGCTTTCTTTTTTGTGTTTTCTTAGACTTTTTTACTGATTCTTTCTTCGTGATGCAACGAAATTTATCGTTGCGAATTTTCCCCTCTTTGCATTTGACTACACACTTTTTTGTAATTGGATTATAATCTGGTTTACCGGAAGGACATTCTTTTGCAGAAGAATGAGGTGTAAAAAATGTCGATACTGACAAAGTTGAAGCGGTTTTTATAATTTGTTTGGAAGGACTCGGTTTGAGAGTAGTGTATACAATATGGTCATACAACAACTGATAATATTCTTTGTACAATTCTTTGTAATCTGTTTTACGTTTGAAAAAATCGGGTGTACAGTATTGCTTCATTAATGATTTTGCATCTTTAACGAATTCATCATCATCAAATGTTTTGTCTCTCAAAATAGTTGAAAATGTCTGCCACAACGCCAGCGTCAAACTATAAGTATCCAAACTATTCGCTACGCGCTTCAAAAACTGTGAATGGTTCATATTTTCATTGTATTGAGAACATTTGTCTTTGGTGAAAAATTTTGTATTTGAACAACTTAGTTCTGTTGGAAAATAACTCCATGAAATAGCCATTTTATTCTTATTTTTCTTCGCAGTTTCTATGAATTTGTCGATTCTGGTCATCAATCCAAAATCAATATACTTTGCTTTTCCCGTTTCAATATTGTAAACCATATTCTGCTTTTTGATGTCATGATGTATTATGTTATTATCAACAAAAAATTCTAGTCCTTTCATCAAATTCAATATTGATGTGAAAAACACTGATTTATCATGATTTGATAAATGTGGAAATAGGTTTGATACAAAATGATGTATATCTACTCCTCCGTCATCTAATAGTAGCATGGATATTCCAGAATATTTCTTATATCGTATTTGTTCTCTTACAGGACTTGCATTGCAACCTTTAATCATTTGTCTGAATGCAACATTTTCCTTTGGCTTGCAAACTTCGGGATAAGCCATTGCAAATTCTTCTATTCCTGGCATTTTTTTGAATCTTTTCATCTCTCGTTGTTCATTTATTGCGTCTTTATTGGACATTATTTTGGATACTTTATCCGTATAATCATGGTTTGTATCACATTCTAAACTAGGTTTTACTACACACCCATATGACCCCTGTCCAATTAATTTATTTTCCATTATACATTTACAGTACAATTTTTCTTCGTTAGTCTGTTTTTTCAAAATCAGAAAACAATATATTGGTTGAAAAATTAGAGGATACAAAAGTTTCTAAATAATTTTCTTGAAACACTTCTCTCCTGTTTTCGTGTTTTTTCATGAATACATAAGAATCGTCCGTTTTTTTTACCGACCACCCCTGTTCTAAAGCATTCATTATAAATATCATCTTTTGTACTCTGGGTTTGTCCACCTTTAAATCACTCGGTATATCAATTTCAATTGTCTGGGACATTTATATTATTTTGTTAGATACAGTTTTAGATAGATATACGAATAAATATATATATAGTAAATATATAGATGACTACTATGCATTATCATTCTGCAATTTACAAAATTAATTCTAGTAAACTTCTAGCTACTCGTATTTGTTTTGAAGAATACAATTGTGATATCTTACCTACAGAATTGTCAATTCGAGAATTAGCAACACTTTTGAGCAAAATGCAAAAAACGTGTTTCAAAGATGCCAATTTAGGGAACTCGAATACGAAGCGTTTAGTAGAGTTATTCACAGCTCAACATGATAAAACGGTCATAGTAAGCATCTCCCTCGGTTTTTTATCCCATACGACAAACTATATGGATTTCGTAGACGCCGGGGCAGCAACCGTTCAAAAAAGCACACTAGATATGTTGCCTTATCAACAACCCTGGATTAACGAAGTTTGTCGTGCAAAAATGAGAGAATTGTCTGGTAAATCGCCGGTGTCGATTGTCATGAATATGATTGAAAAGTATGTGGTTACGTATTTAATGAAGACGTCGAAAAAAGTGGACGGACTTTATTTGTATGTGGAAAAAAACCCAGACCACGGTAGTCCAGGATTTTTAATGAACTATTACAAAAGATATGGGTTCTCCATTATGAATATCCAGGACAATGAATATTATTACATGCAGAAATCACTCAAATAAAAAGCGAACATATGATAAAAAGCGAACATATGATAAATATATATATATCTAGTTATATATATATCTTATGGCAGCGTTTACACCAGAACTACAATACAATTTTGACGTAGCATCTGATGATATTCAAACACAAACATGGAACAACGGTTTGAATTTAGAGGATATGGACCATGATGCCGGGAAACCCAAGAATGTTTTTTATCAAACATGTCGTAATTCCCTATTCGACAATGGTATAGATACCATTGAATATCCTAATCTACTATATGTAAAACCGATAGTTATCCCTAAGAATCTGATTACCAATCCTAGGGAAAAGATAATAAAAGAAAAATATTCAATGCGTGACACTGAACCTGCATATAAATTGGGAATGCAGGAGAAATATACACCTGCTTATTATTTTGACCCAGCGACAAGAACCTATCCTGCTGAATTTCCAGATACAGTCAAAAATTTTCATGGCAAAACAGTCAACCTGAAAAAATATGGTTTGAATATCGAGTTATATTTTGAACTTAAGGGTACTAAAATTACAGGATTTACTAAAGGCAACCCAATATTAGAGGATACACCCAATCCATCGATATTAGCAACTACGATTACGATTAAGAATACAGGATTGAAAGACACGTATACAGAATATATACACAAAACGGGGTATACCATGGGAGTTACAACAACTGGTAAACAAATAAAAATTCCAGATGCAAAAAAACAATCTCAGGATGAATACAACCACATTATGTCACAAACATTTATATTGGGAAATGGAGAGAAGGATAACTTTTTCAAAAAGAATGAAGGCATAATAGAAACTGATAGTGATTATAAATATCTATTGTTGCGCGGACAAAGAATGATAGTATACAAATTGTTAGGTGATTTGTTGCATGCTGCATTTGCAACACCGGAGGACTTTGTCTTTACGCTAGATACATATTTGAAAGATAGATGCAGGAAAAACAAAGTTGCCGTTGTTGCAAAAGAGCTGAATATGTTAGATGTTTTGTTTGATAAAAAAACGAAACTATATAAAGTATGGATTGATAAATTATATGATACGGATGGATATGAAATAGACGGAGGAACAAAAGGCAAAAGGAAGAAAGCTCCAGCAAAGGTTCTTTCAAAAACAGGTAGAAAATCGAAGGGTTCAAAAGAATTAACGGGTAAGGAAACTAGACTGAAAGAAGGTCGAGAGGAAGTGAGTCAATTTCTCACGGTAAGAAGTAATAAGGATATAAAATATAAAAAAATATTAGTATCTTCTTTCAATTATCATCCAGCAGATGAGATGATTCCAGATTTTACAGATGAAGTAGATTCAGAACAAATGGGTGGTAGAGAGAAGGAGTATCCTAGCGAAATGATATCTAGACCGGATGGAGTTGAAACCATTCCTAAGTCCGACACAATACCTATTTTCAACAAGGATGTGAATCTTAAAACCGTACCTGAATCCTATCCTAATAATATAGAAATAAAATTTCCGGATTATCAGACATTAGACGGCTTATCTGGAAATTCTATTCCAGCATTCCTAGCATACATAAGAGACAAAATAGAGAATCAACAAAAGTTAAATGAAGATATAATTGATAAAATAAACAAGGATGAGGAAGAGGAGGAATCAGTAGAAGCTGAGGATAAGGACATAGCAACGGAATCTGTTCACAATACAGAAAGAGTATTTTCAGAAGGGGTCGAAAGTGTTGAAACCCAGGTATTGAATTTAATTGATGGCATTACAGACGCATTGAACAATAAAACAGACGTTAGTGAATTACTCAATGACCTTATGGAATTATTGGTAGATGATATGAATATGATTTTTGAAGGAGATTTGGAAATATATTTGATTCGAAGTATCTGTAATGATGATACCAAAGCATTGGATGCATACAATCTATTAGATTCACTCACTAGAGACCACGGATTGTTTGTATATGATTATCGTATGTTGAATGATTTTATCACAAATATTGAAACCATTAAAACTGCCGTTGAAGAATTTGAAAACCAGCCGAGTGAAAATACAGATAATACTGAAAATGTTTTTAGATTCCCCGGTGGTAAAAACAAACGCAAAACGCTAAAAAAACGAAAGAAAACCAAAAATACTTCTTCCAAAAAGGGTAGAAGAACACAACGGCGTCAAATAAAGAAAAAACGGCAAACAAAGAAGGAAAAAAAATCAAAGAACTAACCTATTGGAAAAAAACTAACATAAAAAACATATGATTGTATTATTATCTAGAATCATATGTCAAACAAAAGAGGGCATCATAAATCGTTATCAAATCAAAACTTACGTTCTATTGATATCAAACACAGCGAGTTACTAAATAAATTTGAGAAAATAGAATTGGAGGTAATACCTGCACTATTATCAGAAAAAGAGATTCTCAAAAAATCCGTGTCTACTTTAAATGAGTCTCAACTAGAAGAGTTCATGAAAATAAAAGACCGATTGAACGAAATCAAAAATGAATTGAAAACGTTGAAACAAGAGAAGAAAAAGTATTTGCTAGACAATTCAACCCATGTCTTCGAGTATTTTGAACAGAAACAGCAAATATCCAATGACTCAAATACAATCAATCAAAATACTCAAGTTCTCAATAGCTTTTTCAAAATAAAGGCTACAAACACCGAATCAGAGGATTTGTCGAACGATAAATATATCCAATCGAAAAAGTCGTATTTACAATATTGGTCAAATGTAAACAATGAGATACAACATATTCAATCGTATATCATACCAACGGACATTTGTAATATTTGTAGAAAGGGAGAAATGATAGCACTAGACGAAGAAGGGATTTTGGTTTGTAACAATGACCAATGTGGAAAATTCATTTCCTATATCATTGACAGTTCAAAACCGACTAACAAAGAGCCACCGAATGAGGTTTCTTATACCGCCTACATTCGACTGAACCATTTCAAAGAAATATTATCACAATTCCAGGCAAAGGAAACTACGCAAATACCCGACGAAGTCATCCAGGATATACGAGACAGAATAAAGAAAGAGCGAATAGCCGACATGTCCCAAATTAATTATGACAAAATGAGAGAAATATTACGGAAACTAGGATATAATAAATATTTTGAGCACATTCAATACATCAATTCGATGTTTGGTATCAAACCGCCTGTAATGAATGAGGAATTACACGAAACTCTCTGCGTATTGTTCATAGAAATTCAAAAACCATGGGCGGTCCACTGTCCGCCGAATAGGACGAATTTCTTTAACTATACGTATACTTTGTACCAATTATGTGTATTACTGGACCAGACACAATATTTGCCTTATATCCCGATGATGAAAGACCGGGAAAAACAATTAGAACAAGACATGATATGGAAAAAAGTATGCAATGATTTGGACTGGGAATACTTTCCTACCGTATAATTGAACATATCTGATTCAAAATAATTTAGTAATTGTTTTGAATGACATTGCATTCAAAATGCAAATTATTTTTGATGTCATAATGTAAATGAATTTATTAGATATCAGCCATAATATAACGGTTGATGTTGATGTTGATTATAGTGTATCACCATATACGCCATTAAGTATAGAAATAAACAGTCAGCCAGACGACGATGATAGTAAGAGACATGATATATCTGGTAATAAAACAATGCAAAATGATATTATGCCAACACGTCTAGCCCTTCCAGTTCAAACAACCACTTACAATATACCAAAAAATGCCTATAAATATTCAATGGAATCGATAGCTATTCAAAACAGTGATGGTTTTACCGGGAAGAATGCATTTACAAGAAGGTCCATATATGATTCAGACACAGAATCAGATACAGAGACGAAGAACGAAAGATGGAATCAGTTGAAAAAAAAGACTGAGAGTGATGTATTTGATAAAAATAACGAAATCGGATTAGATAGGTTTCTATATAATCATTCGAATATACTCATCGACGATTCATCTGATGATACAGAGCCTTGTAAAAAAAATATTACAAAGTCCCAGTTATTAGGCATATTGACTCAAATAGAGATACCGTGGCATGAAATAGATGAAATCAAAAAATTCGTCAACGACACATTCACCACGGATTTAGTGTCGCTAACCTCTACACATCTAGATATTATTTCTAGTTACCTTAATAGTCAAAAGATGATATATACAGAATCCAGCTATTATACTTCAACCTGGTTAAATTATCTCATGATACCGACTATACTCATATCTGCAGGAGCATCTGTAATGAGTGGTGCGCAGGACATCATACCCCATTCACAATTAATTATTTCGTGCATAACGGCATTTAGTGCATTTTTATTATCAATTATCAATTATTTGAAGCTTGATGCCGCGTCGGAAGCGCATAAAATATCCGCACATCAATATGATAAACTACAAAGTCACATTATGTTTTTTTCGGGAAAATCTCTCCTGTTTAGTCCGGCGTCTTTCAACTTCAATACTCGTCCAGGAAGAGAAGCTAAAAAAATGCTAGAAGCTAAAAAAAAGGTACGAAGTCTAATAGAAGAAGAAGAAACAAAAACCATTACCAATCTTGACCAAATCAAAAATAATTATAAATCTGAAAAAAATTCGCTAGAAAAAGAAATTAAATCGATAAGAGAAGAAATAACGCTCATTCATAATGAACTTGACCATAAAGATAGTAAAGAAACCTCTGTAAAATCGAAAAATCTAGCTGCAAAAGAACATATGATACTAGACGAAATCAATAAACTAGAACACAATTATAAAAAGGACAAAGTGGCGGAAGGAAAAAAAATAGACGATTTTTGTGAGAATATTCAAAAAATTCAGAATGAGCAGCGTGAAGAAGCACTCATCCAATTAAACACCGAGGAAACCAAATTACAGGAAGAGCTGATGCATGATATCCTAAAAGAAATAGAAGATGTACAGAAGAAAATCAAAGAAATAAAAGAAACAAACCAGTTTGAAGTGCCTCGTACGATTCGAAATCGATACCCTACTGCTTATACAATCAATGTTTTTTCATTGATAAAAATGATAGAGGATTATAAATTGATATTGACTATCAAATTGTGGATTTACCGAAACAATATTCGCCAAATGAGGTATTGCATCAATAAATGTTGGTCTATATTGGATGCAAACAATTTAACGCGTGGTTCGAGAAATATGATAGAAGAAGAGTTGACGAAGTATAAGTTGGCGATGAAGAAATACAATGAGAAAAAGAATACCATTTACGAGTCTATGGTTGCTTTATCAGTTGCTTATATCGAAATCGATGCGATATTAGAAGACGAAAACAAACAGGGTGACATCAAAAAGAATCTAGGTATATTGTATTTTTTGTGTCCCTGTTTGATGCGTATTTTTCATAACAGTAGCTGGGTTAAGAACAGTTTTATTAATCATATATATGAAAATGCGAGTGCTAATTCTAAAAAGTTGTCTGACTTAGATAAAAAAAGTAAAAAATCTAGATATGAGAATTTAGTCTTTGAAGATGACATATTAGTTTGAAAGAGTCTGTAGATAAAATACAATGTATTTTTTATGCGTACGAAAGAATATCTCTTTAGATAATATATAAAGTATGAATAATGGGCAAATGTATAAAAAAAGTGAAACGAACACCAAACCTATGACCAGCCTGTCACGAGACTTCATTGGAAAACTAAGAGCTACCGATAATGGAGGCACGTTCTCATATAAAGGTGATAAATATGAAGTAACTGCTAACAGTCATTACAAGAAACTTACATCCCCCAAGAAACTAGGAGGTAAAAGGACCCGTAGAAAGAAAGCTACCCGTCGAAAGAAAGCTACCCGTCGCACAAGGAGAAAAACTTCCAGAAAGTAACTGTTGTATCCTAACAATATGTGAACGAAATATAATAATTGTAAAAATACAATCATTATATCATGTGAAATTACACCTTTGCACATTTAAACAGCAAGACGAATACCACCTACAAGAGTGCTGCCGAGTGTCATACCAGCACCATTGCGTGCACTGGAACCCATGGCAGGGATGAAGACGTCAAGAATGCTAAATGTAGCAGCAGCTGTCAATGCAATGATGATAATCTCCTCAACATTAAGAGCCTTCTTCGGGATAAGCATAGCACAGATAGCTACGGCCAAACCCTCGATTAAGTATTTGATAGCGCGCTTCAACAATTCGTTCATGTCAAACATTTCAGTCATTTTGAATGTATATTATATGCAAATAAAAAAAGTTTATTAATATATCTATGAAATTACTTAAATATATAATATCAAATCTTTTATATTGGCTAAATGTCTTCGTTTGAGCAAAAAAAGTTACCAAGCGGCGAATCGAATCCTAAATATGTCGACCTATGTGATGAAGACCCCAGTATTGCTGGTCAGAAATTCGCATGTATGTCTTTTGTATCTCCTGAAAAGATTTTGAAAAAGAGAGAGGTCTTTCTCTTTGACCAGTTTATTAAGCAATGGGAATTTTCTAAATCTATGGAAAGATATTTCGATTTTATTCATTTTATTGCCTATAAACATAAGGTGAATGTAGAGACCCTTATTGAGGATTTTAATGAATTCGTAAAGGAAGAAGGGTTGAAATTGAAAAAAAGCGGTATTGAGGATGATTATAAAAGTTTTATGGATAGACAGGAAGATAAGCTGAACGAGCAATTCAGCAGGGAACATGCATTCCAAACATCTGTACGTGGATTGAAAATTAGAGGCGTATTTTCTACACAGGAAGAAGCTGAGATGAAGAGTAAGAAATTGCGCGAAAATGACTCTAATCATGATATTTTCGTTGGACCGGTTGGTGTATGGGTACCATGGGACCCAGATGCATATAAGACTGGCCGCGTAGAGCATCTAGAAGAAGAGCTCAATGCTCTCCATAAGGAAAAAATTAAAAATGAACAAATGGCTAAGAAAGAGTTCGAGGAGCGTATTCGCGAAACAAAGAAGAAGGCGATTTCAGAAAATATCGAAAAGGCGAAGGAGAACAACAACGTGTTGACCCAGTCATTGGATGATGAAGGAAATCTTATCGGGGTGACCGAGACGGTTGATTTCGAATCTCGCGAAGTTTCCGATGCAGAGTCGACCAAGCTACACAATGAAATGCTGATGGAAAATGCTTTGAAATCAGTCGTAGAAGAGGAGGAAGACTCTTTGGAGAAGGTAGATTAAAAAATTGATACATAGATATGAACATTATTATAGAATAACTATTTATAATAATGAATTTTGCTATTAACGTACCTTCGACGAGACAATCGCGTCTCAGTCGTCGAACGCAACAGCGCGCAAGACATAGAAATATCTCTCGCATGGCGCAATTAGATGGTGTTAAATGGACAACGTGTACTTTCACACACATGCAGCCTGTTGAAAACGTAAGCTTTCTCAATGTTATGGAGAAGGTAGTATGGGGCTCTTTCAATTGTCTGACTAAGAAAGATATGACGTTTGACGACATGCAAACATACCACACAATCAACGAGGAAAGAATCACAGATTTGGGTATTGTTCACCATTTGTATATGCATGACATCATTCGAAGTAATCAAAATAAACAGAATGTGTCAAAACTGTGGGTACGTACTAAGGTGAATGAGATTATGAATAATAAATTTATATCAAAAGCTGATAAAACAAACTTCTTTGATATGTACTCGTTGTGTCAAAAACACTATACAGCCTTATCTCGATTTGCGTTCATATGTAGATTCAAACTCGCTAAGGTAGGGTGCGATACTGATATGTATATGAGTCCTATTTCAAAAGCAGGTAGCAACTTTGTCGAGATTCTTCATGCAAATCGTAGATATGCTTTTACTATTTCGGACATAATAAAAATTATTCGTAAGTCACTTTCCACCTCTTCTGAAATGTATGCAGACCCACAGACTATTAAAAATCCGTACAATAACATTTCATTCACTAAAAGTAATCTGTACGCTATTTATTTTGCAATCAAAAAAAGTGATTATAATATTCCTATTCTATTTCAACAATATTTCATTTGCAACTTTTCGTTGTCTAGACTACTGGATGATTGTGAAACACAGCTCAGAGAAATTGCTATCCGTGAAAATTGTCATCCCACAGAGGACGATTGTGTATGCGAATTATGTGAAAATATTTATGATATGCTCGAGATTTATAATGATACTCACTTCGAATTCCCTATTAATGTCGACAATGAATTCCCTGAGAAAATCCTTATCGATACATTCAAACCCTATATGAAGCATTATTATAGAAGCATGTATTCTCTTACTTTATCTGAAAAAATCAGAAGTAGGATATATTGGCTCGCCACAATGAAAAAATTCGCTTCAGAAAACCCTTCTTTTGGAAGAAAGATAATTAAAACAACTACGGATTTAAATAATAAAAGAAAATCAGTCATCTCCTATATTACCGACGTGGCATCTCATATATCTCCATGCAATTATAACATCGAAGAAACCAATAGCCATGTTCGATTTATAAATACCGAAAGCGATTTTGTGAACTCTTACAGAAAAGATATCAGACATACTATTAATAGTAGACAACGGGCAACGTTGGGTGTCAATGTGGAACAATACAATCAAACCACTAGAAATGAACCCTACCCTATACCAGTACAACATGGTTATTCGACCGATATGGTTAGATTGTTAGCAAACTACCCATCGTCTGGTTCTAGTAGTGATTCAAATACGGTAAGTAGTGAAGATATAATTGTAGACAATGTTGGCAACAATCTGTATATCTCTGATAATGAAGAAGAGGAAGGGGAAGAGATGGAAACGGATAGTATTAGTTAAAATTACCATTTAGATTTCTTTACATTGATAGTCGGTGCTGATTTTTTCTTGGATTTTGAGGGGTCATACGCCTCATCTTCGTCGTCTGAACCCATATTTTTAGATATATCCCAAAACTCCTTTGAACCCAGTCTAAAATCAGGATGGTTCTCTGCTTTGTACCAAAATATCTGGTCGTTCAGTTTATTCGATTTTGCGTTGTTATTAATCACCAAACATTCGTAATTTTCGGTTGTCTGGTCCATTACCGCACAAAACGCCTCCAATGTCGGAAACATACTAGCATAGTTTTCCCATATCTTCTTTCTGTTTGTTAGATAGGGTTCTCGAAGAATAAACACATAATCAATATTTGTTCTTAGATTTGGTGGTATACCTAGTGGATACTGCATGGTAATTATCAACATGATTTTCCAATGTCTTCCATTCATGAATAACAATCTCATCATTTTGTCCCTCGTCCATGACTGGTCATATAAACAATCATCTAATATAACAAATGCTCGAGGGTCTATCGTTGTCCGTTTGTAGGTTTCCATTTCTTTATTTACCTGTTTTAAAACCGTTTTTTGTCTCCGCAGTATATTTTCAATCAATACCGTGTTATATTCTTCATGAATGAACAATTTGGGTACATGTGCAGCATAAAAACCGTTTCCTGCTTCTGTTCCAGATATGACTGTTCCTATTGGTATGTCCTGGTGATAAAATAATAAATCTCTCACTAAAAATGATTTACCAGTATCACGTCTACCTATCATTACTATCACCGGTCCCTTATTTTCATTGGGCTTGAATGTAATCTCGCGCATATTAAATTTTTTCATTTCTAAAGTCATGGTTGTTTATGAATATGTAATATACTACTTACATATTTATTTCTTTATTATCAAACGTGAACTATGCAATCAATATATTAGTTATTAGTTCAACTACTTTAAGAAAAATATCTAAACCACTTATATTGATTTTTGTTTCGATTATGCCTAAATTCCAATTACATTATCATAAGATTCCTAAAATGAACAATTCATTTATTATTGACCAAACAGAGAATTCTGAAGAATACCAACCATACGCTATCAAACAATTGCAATGTTATAATCCCCTTTATAATGACCTGTTTCATTTAGATAAAAATACATACAACAAAATAACCCTGAATCAACGTTATCAAATGAATAGCTCAACTACTGTTTATGACACATCATCGAACATTACTTTAGATAAAAATATTTTCATCAAATTTTCTCCGTTACTTGACCCGTTACGCTACATGATTGGCAAATATGAACATCAATCCGCCATTATTCATAACCTACCAGGCATCTACGATATATCCATGAATATTCATCCTAAATACATGGACACTAATAACGTTTCATATACAGATAATTTCTTTTGCTATTTATCGAGCCAGATGTTACATACTCATAAATTTACACATGCTTTGGATTATTATGGCTCTTTTTTGGGTATTCAAAATAAATTTAAGTTTGATATTTCTGACGACCTAGAATATTTACATGACTCAAGTTATTTCAATAAACATGTGAATGATTTGTTTTCTATTACTACATCTGACAACCCTTTTTATAATTTCGCTTCTCGCGGAAATAAAAAACGTCTTCAAATAAACAATACTCCTAAGCACAATATCACGTGTCAATCATTACCTGAAATAGATACAGAAATCATTACTTCTAATGATTCTATCGATGAGTGTAATCTTATTTATGAAACAACGATTGATAAACAAACAACTGAGGATGATGAGGATGAGGGTGAGGATGAGGATGAGGATGAGGATGAGGGTGAGGATGACGAGGATGAGGATGAGGATGAGGATGACGAGGATGAGGATGAGGATGACGAGGATGAGGATGAGGATGAGGATGATAACAAAGCAGTAGAAGAATCTTCGCTAGTTAGTGAAGATAATTGGGAAACCGATAGTTCGTATTCTTCCATCGAAGAAAGAGAATCTTTTGCATTTATTAATAACTATCCGATACAGGGCATCTGTATTGAAAAATGTCATGGTACGCTTGACTATTTATTCGAATCGGAACAGATGAGCAGTAACGAGGGTATATGTGCTTTGTTTCAAATAATAATGACGTTATTGTGCTATCAAAAGTGTTTTCTGTTTACACACAATGACTTACATACGAACAATATTATGTTCATAGAGACGGAGGAAAAATTTATTTATTATCAATACAATAAACAGTTGTATAGAGTACCTACCCACGGTAAAATATATAAAATCATCGATTTTGGTAGAAGTATCTACCGATTCAATGGTCGAATTTACTGTAGCGATAGCTTTGCGCCAGGCGGCGATGCGTCTACACAATACAATTGCGAACCATATATAAACAAAAATAAACCGCGTATCGACCCCAATTTCAGTTTCGATTTATGTCGTTTAGGTTGTTCCCTATATGACTTTATTATCGACGACGACGAAAAAACGGAGGATTTCAATGACCTACAAAAAATAGTACAGCTATGGTGTACAGATGATACCAACAAAAATATATTGTACAAAAAGAACGGAGAAGAACGATTTCCAGATTTCAAATTGTACAAAATGATTGCTAGAACCGTGCACAATCATACTCCCGAAGCGCAATTAAAATTACCTTTTTTCTCACAGTTCGAAATATCTAAAAAAAATACAGATATTGCAAACATTATTGACATAGACAACATACCAAGTTATGTTGGGTAATTGAACAATGCCACTCGTTTAGCATTTATTGCCTTTTGTCCACTGGAATTAAATGTACAATTTAAATCACGCATTACTGTTTTCGTTACAGTTCCTCCATGGTCGCTATATATCACTCTTTTTATTTCAAATTTTTGCATTGCATTGTAGCAGTTTATGCACGGCGCAGAACAGTTCAGTGTATTGGTACTGGTTAATCTAGCAATATATAATGTTATTTTTTTCGTTATATTTTGCTTTTTGCATTGTCGTAGAACTTCCACCTCTGCGTGACAGGTACAAGTTTGTGATATCATTCCATCGTTTGAATAGGTTCGATAACTATTACATCCTCTTGCTACTATTTTTCCGGATACGACAGCCACGCAGCCATGTCTAAAAGATACTGCTGACTTACTCGCTTCGTACCCGGCTATTCCCATATATCGCATATCTTTTCTTGAACACGTCTCTGTCATTACATACTATGTTGTTAGTTTCTTAAATTGATTCATGGACATAGTTTTCATTCAATTTTTGTGTAAATCAATTAAAAATCAAATTTTTTTGCAAAATCAGCAGGTGTGTATATGGGAATATTCATTTCCTTGGCTTTTTTAACCTTGTTTGAAATGTCTTCGTAACTTTTTGTGATTAATATGTCTGTGTTTTTTCCTATATTATCATCTAAGATACCTCCCACTTTCTTTAACTCTTCAATTATATGTTTATCGCGTACTTTCGTCATTACTACATGTTTTCCATACAAAGGATGACCAGTATTTTGCATTTCATTCTTCTTTTCGTCAACTGTTACGATAGTATTTTTTAAACTTTCTTTTTCTAACATGTGAGTTAATTTTGCTTCTTTCATAAAAATCAAAAAATTGTCTATATTTTTTACAAAACTAGTTGCGTTCTCGTTGCCAATACCGGGTATTTGTACTAACTTCGTTTTTTTCTCTTCTGGGGTTTCCTTACTTAGTAAAATATCGGGCTGCGCTCTCATGATAGGTTCTATTTTTTTCAGTCCAATGCCACGTCCAAACATATTCGAAGCCGCCATAATTTCATTCAATGACGCTTTCTCTAATTTATCATGTATACCATCATATATTTTGCTTATCATTTTGGTTTTGAATCCCTCCACCCCTTCAAAATCGTTTTTTTTCATATGTATTATTTTTGGTATACTATTGAATCCAGCATTCATCAATCGTTTTACGTTACCACTAGACAGACCATCTACACTGATACCAGTGAAGAATGCTGTTATATTTTTTTGTTGCACAGTTTCGTCTGTTGATACGTCATCTAATATTATATCTATGTGTGTATCTGTCCAATGATAGGGAACGGTCGGCATTTTTGCTTTTTCGGCCTGGGTAGTTACCGATTTTATATGAGGTATTACGTCACCGCTACGAATCAGTTCAATTACCGCACCGATGCCTATTTTGTTTGTCTCTATGAAATTGCCATTGAACCCAGTTGCATATTCTATCGTTACACCCCCTAATCGAATAGGTTCTATACGAACCCGAGGTTTCAAATAACCGCTCTTACTTGGCGTCCATATTACATCTAACACTTTTGCTTCTGCGATTTGGTCAGATATCACCATCTTAAAAGCGAATGCGTGCTCTGGATTGCCAGTTTTACGCATATGTATTCTGTCATCACTTACTATTACTCCATCTATTTCATATTCGTAATTCGTTCGCCAATCTATCAATGTATCAGAAAGAGATTCGTTTGTAATATCATCATGAAATCCATGCTGTACAACATTATGTCCTAATTCTTTCAATTGATTCATTTGGTCAGAGGGTTTCAATTCGGGCTTTATCACTTCATATGCGACAAAATGCAAATCTCTCGCCTTTTCATCAATCGTTTTACTATTTACTATGCCCGATACCAAATTTCTCGGATTTGCAAATGTATGTTTGTATTTTTCTTCAAACACCGCCTTTGGAATAATAAATTCACCTCGTACAACATATCCAGGGTGTTTTGGCAATTTCAAAACCTTCAACAAATGTGTAATATCCTGCCCGACCTTACCGTCGCCACGTGTATACAATTTGGGAAGGTCATTTTCTGTTGTATACAGACCACTCACTCCGTCCAATTTACAGGATAACACGTAGGGTCCTGTATATTTTTTTTTCCAACCTGGCAATGCTCCGGTATCTGGTTTAATTTTATCCATTGACGCCATCTCATACGGTAGAGGTACTTTGTTTTTTTCTACCTTTGCACCCACACCTTCTAGTACGAGATTATTCGGGTATTTTCTCTCCATATATTCCACAATGATGTCGTACTCAGAATCTGTTGCTAATGGGTTTTTTGTATTGTAATACTGTTCATTCGCAACATAGATAATGTCTTCCATTTCCTTCTCGCTGATTTTTTCTAATACTTCAATACCGTTTTCTTTGAATGCTATTATATTTTTTTTTGCTACTTCTTTGTCTACTTTTGGCTGTTTTTCTTTGACAGTCTTTTTCATGTTTTCTTTATTTGAATTGTCACCATCTTTTAAAATCTTTTTTTTCATTGTTTTATTTACTGCAATATTTTTTCTAACTACTTTTGTTATTTCATCTTGTCTAATAATTGGTACTAAATCTGGCAATTCTTCTGCTTGAATTTTTGGTACCTCCTCTATTTTTGGTACCTCCTCTATTTTTGCTACTTCTAGCTTCTTTTTTCTAGTATATTTTCTTTTTGGTTTGTCCTGTTCTGTTTTTTTAACTGGCGATTTCTTTTTGGTTTGTCGTTTTACTTTCTGGTTGTCTTTTCCTTCTTTTTTTTCTTTTCCTTCTTTTCTTTCTTTTTCTTCCTTTGAACATATATGAGCTTCGCAGGGAGTACCGTCTACATTGCAATGACACCAGTTTCTACTGCCGACTAATCGGTTTGAGGTCCAACTAGGCGAGCAACCAGTTGCACATAACCCTCCTGGAACCGTTTGACAACTATCATAACAATCTGGTTTGCCTTTTTCTGTATGTTCATCGCCTACTACTGGCAGAGTAGTTTGTATAGACCGCCCATCTATTCTTTCCTCTGGTTTTTTATATTCTAGATAGAGAACCTTGAAAATGTCTTCCTCCGTCTTCACTTTTTTGTCTATTTTCTCTCCTTTTTCCTGACCCTTTGGCTTGTTGTACAATCCATGTTCGTTCAACGATATTTGCATTTTCAAAGCATATCCTCGCATAGAGGTATTAAACGCTTTGCTTCCGGTAAAATACAACACCGCAAATGGATATTCATCGGGTGGAGTGTACATAAAATCTACTCTTCTAGCGATTTCCTTGTTTTTTAATCTGGCAATAACCAGACATTTTGTATTCCCATATGACAATACTTCTACAATCACGCCATTTGCTTTGAGAGAATCGACAAATTGTCGAAATACCAACTGATTACGAGATGTTATAATCACATCTATGTCGCCAGACGTTTTCGCCCCACGGCGATAACTACCTACGATTTCATATTGACTGTCGTTCTCGGCTACTTTTTTGAACTCCTTTTTGAACAATGCATCGTATTCGTCTATTTCAATACGTGGGATTCGTTTTGAGGTATCTTCGAAATATTTCAACCCTATTTTTTGTGTATTGTTCAATACATCATCCTGTTTTTCGCGCAATTCCTCTATTGTACGAATCCCCTTTCCAATCAAATCTGTCGCTTTTTTGGGTCCAATGCCATGTATTTCAGTTAACCATGTTAATGGATTCTCTTTTTCTCGTTCCAATACGGATAATGTACCAGTGTCTACATACTCCTGCATTTTTAAGAGTATGGTTGGTCCAATATGTGGCTTTCCCTCCATTTGTTTAATATCTACTATGTCTTCACTTTCTGACAAGACGGTGTCTTGTGCTCGACTATAAATACGAGAACGAATAGAATCCCCTTTTTGTTGCAGTAGTTTCGACATTTTCCCTAACATATCAACTAATTTCTCGTTGTGTCTTACATGCGTTTTGTCTGAGGGTCCGGTATTTTCGACGATTTTTGTATGATTCATTTCTTTTTCGTATTCCTTTCTATTTTTTATTATCATTTTTTGGATACTATCTTCATTAATTTCAGTTTCTGATATATCCATAGTATATACTGTGGATATATAAAATAATACATATGTAAGTTAAAATCCGGGTTCATCCGTAAATATTTGCGTTGCTTTTAGGTTGCTAGACTTATTCTGCGTAACAACGTTCATAAAATCATCAATCGACCCGTTCATATTCAAAAATACAAACAACGTAGCGAACCCTGACAGAAATACATACACACTGTCTCGAATCGTGTTCTTCAACGGCTTCCATTCTTTTGCTATATACTTCATTTCAAGTATTTTCAATAAAAAAAATAAACAGGACATCACCAATGCTATGACTAGCAACTTTTCCATTTAATATATTACATTGTAGAATATATTAAATTGGTTTCAACGCATTTTCTTTTCCTAAATAGGGGGTAATTCTTCTATGTCATTCAAAAGTATGTCTTCCGTTGTGACTTTCGTAGCAGGTTCATCCAATATGTCAAATCCACTCAAATCTACGGGCTCAGTGGATATCCTGATTCTGTCATCTTCATCGTCTTCTTCCTCTTCTAATTTTCGCTGTAGTGCACGAGTGGTACTTATATCTTCTAACCTTTCAATTGTTTTTGGGGCCTCTATTTCTGTCTCCTTATCATTTTCCTCTAATACACTATCGATATCGTTAAAAGACAATTTTGTGACTACTTCATTCTCGTCAATGTTTTTGACTGCTGGTACCATTTCAGGTAGAACCGCTTCGCCCGATTCTTCGGTATTGGTTGTCGATTCATCTTTCTCAGAAGATACCGGTTGTGAGGATTCTTCTTCAGGTTCTTCTATATTTTCAATAAACACCTGTTCCTCGTGCTCTACACTTTCGTCCATGTATGCACGAATAATTGCCTCGGTCGGAATACTTTCACGAATTGCCATCATAATACATTCCTGTATGATTGTTTCTAATTCACGATTGTTTTTTTGTGATTGTAACGGCGATACATTTTTCTCAAACAAATATACGTTCATATAGATTTTTCGAGCGGTATTGATATAAACTTTATGTATAAATGCGTCCAAATTTGGTATCGAGATGTCTATTTTCTTTTGTTTACTTCCTACACGTATACACGTCAACACCTTTAATTGAATAATATGAACACATGTAATTAAATCCTCCAAATAATCACACCCACTTCGCTCAATGATTCGCTTTTTTTCCTGTTCAACAATTGTATTATTCCATTTAGGAACTCGTGACAATAAGTTTTGAAACGTCATCAGATACTTATTTGCCTCGTCATTGTCCATACAAATTTTCCATGACTCACTGAATATGGAGCGAACCCCATCAGTTACCAAAGGCGTAAAAATACTGACTAATCTACTACACCACTCATTTCTAGATTCATGTAGATTTGAAATTACAAAATCATCCATTCTATGTTTACTTACTGTCGTCAACTTTAAGTAATTTTGACTTTCAAAAACATATCTCTTTATTTTCCCTAATATACAAATATTCTAATATGGTGAATATCAACAGTGGTTCTGACCGATATTCGGATTTTATTGTATCGAAATAAATCACAGCTGAACTTTTCACCAATTCGTCTATTGAATCGTTACTTTCTATCCAATGAATTAAATCTACACACGACAAACCTTTTTGATATGTCTGATTTGCCAGTACTAATAAATCTGTATGTGTTATGTCCGATTCCTCTAATCCATACATTTTTGCAGATATCCATAAATTTTCCTTGCTCACTTTCTCTATATTCTCCATATTATTCATCTTTCTATGCAGATTTATAATAGTACCGTTTTCCATATATTCTGGTACGTATATTTCACAAAAACGCGACAATATAGGATTCAATAACTTATGTTTGTTCTCTACTATGATAAAAAAACGGGTATTATAACTAAACAATTCTATACATCTACGCAATGCGGATTGTGCGTCAATCGTTAATTGGTCTGCATTCAACAATATGATTGTTTTGAAATTTGTGCCGTTATCTGATTGTATATTCGTTTTTGCAAAAAATTTCAGTTCTTCTCTAATAAATTTTATTCCTTTTCCTTGTGAACAATTCACATTCATTACATTTTGCTTTATACGATATTTGTCGTCATTGTATATCTTAGTTATGAATGTGTTTACCAGGGTACGTTTACCGCTTCCTGACATGCCATGAAAAAGTAGATTTGGTACCTTTTTTGTCTCCAGAAATTTATCTAGCTTCGATACTATTTGCATATGTATGGGCAATATTGTTTTTTTGACATTTTGGTTATATTGTCTACCTGAAAAATAGTCATCTGTTTTTGTTAGATTCATCGTTTTTATGTATGACTCCATTATTTTATACCCTTTTACATTTTTTTGACAATATTCAATTGTTTTGTGAAAGCGAACCTTTCGTGGTACATTGTTTTTCTTCGCAAATTGCACGACAAACATGATATAACCACGTTCCCTACATTGTGGCCGAAATCGTTATCTAGCCTGTCTAAAGACCATTGTGTGGGTTCTCGTACGTTTTCATATAATACTAATACCTGTTCTTTGCAATAATAACACGACAATTTGCAATCGTCTAACAACGTGATGGTTTTCTCGAATGAAATTAATTTTTCCTTTTCCAGTTTATTTTTCAGTATGTCCTGGTTACGATATCCGGATATCTTCTGTTTTATCTGTCTCGAAATTACCTTGCATATATTTGTACTTTGAATATGGTTGGTCTTCAACTCTTTTATATAATCCTGTTGTTTTTCTACCGAAATATCTTTTTCATTTGCCTTCCATAAAGCAGTAGTGGTGATGGCTCTTTTTTTGGATTGTTTTTCATTCACATTGGTGTTCTTATTTTCGTTCGGGTCTTTAAATTGTATGTTTATTATTTTCAAGTCAGACATATACTGTATCAAATCATAAAATAATACTCTATTTTACGATTCAAAATCGCCGCATTATTATATTACTTGCAAAAAACATAAAAAATATTCCGTATTCATATACAATGCTGCTCGCCCTATTCTTTGTACTAGCATGTGCTAATCTATGTACTTCACAATACAATATCGACCTGGTTTCAAATGCATTGAATATTTCTCAAGCAGCATATTGTTTGGGAAACATGGATACATGGTCATGTGCGACCTGTACCGATACAAATACATACGAGACAAAAGTTGAAATAAAAGGAGAACTAGTCATTTTTGGATATAACCAATATATCGACTCCATATTTATCGGATTTAGGGGGTCATCTAATATTCAAAATTGGTTATCAAATATACAAATTATTTTTGAGCATCCCTATGAAGACTCTAATATAGCGGTTGATAAAGGGTTTTATGACTTATACCATAGTCTAAAACCCTCCATTGAAACGATATTATCTAACATGAGCATGAAATACAATACTCACCGATTGCTAATAACCGGACATTCTTTAGGTGGTGCATTGGCTACAGTTACCGCATTCGATATGATATATCATAGTTTACCTTATGATATCAATTATCTTATCACATTTGGGTCTCCTCGTGTTGGCAATTATGATTTTTCTGCATATTTCAATCTATTCCAGGTTTATACCAAACGTATTACCCATTATTATGATATTGTTCCGCATGTCCCCGAAGAATTTTTAGGTTATATGCATATTTCCAACGAGATTTGGTACAATGAAGATAATAGCCACTATGCTATATGCAATGACCAATACGAGGAAGATTCTTCATGCTCCGATTCATGTGCCCCAACCAAATGTACCAGTACATCTGACCATATGTATTACTTGAATGTTTCCATGGGAAATGACGGATTTTGTTGAACTATCTGAAATCGGTATAGAATTATGTATATTGTCAATATATACATAAATAATAAACATGACGAATGACGATACCCATGATTATTTTAAATCGCAGATTATCACTTATATGGGAAATAAACGTAAATTGTTGAATATTATTGGCGAGACGGTAGATACTATCAAAACCGAATTAAATGCTGACAAAATTTCTCTATGTGACGGGTTCGCTGGTTCTGGTGTAGTAAGTCGTTTACTCAAAACAAAAGCCGATACTTTGTATACAAATGACATGGCTGGTTACAGCAAAACTCTAAATGATTGTTATCTAGCAAACCCAACCGTTACTGTTAAAAAGAATATCAAAAAATACATTGATACAGCCAACCAGTTAGCTGATAATTTTGAAACACATATAGAGAACCCATGGATTTCAAAACATTGGTCACCACAGACAAATAAGATGAATAAGTCGGATAGAGCCTATTTTACTCGTGAAAATGGTCGCAGAATCGACATTATACGCGATTATATTGAAACCATTCCTGCAAAATATAGACCTTTTTTATTGGGTCCTTTATTAGTAGAATCATCAATTCATAATAATACAAATGGCCAGTTTTCTGCATATTATAAAAACGGTGAAATTGGCGCATATGGTGGTAAAAATAAGATTGATGAAAAACGTATTACTGGGTCTATTCGGTTGCCTTATCCCATCTTTCATGAAAATACTTGTAAAATACATACCAGTCAATTAGACACTAATGAATGGGCCAAAAAAATGAATACTTGCGATATTGTTTACTATGACCCACCATACAACAAACATCCGTACAGCATTTATTACTTTATGTTAGATATTATCAATAATTGGGACAAAACTATAGAAATACCAGATACTAATCGAGGACAACCTTTAAATTGGAATATTTCAAAGTATAATAGCCGAACTAATGCAAAAGATATCATGGAGAACCTAATAAAAAATACAAACTCGCGCTATATCATCCTGTCTTATAACGACGGGGGCATTGTTTCTATACCAGATTTAGATGAACTGTTGAATAAAAATGCAGCAAGTGTCGTTAAAAAACCAATTGTGCATAAAACATACAACCGATTGAAAGGCATCAGTAACTATAAACGAGAAAACGAATACAAGGATGTGAAGGAGTTTCTATACATAATCAAAAAATAGAGATATATATATATATATCTATGTCCAAAACTTACGAATCAAAATCTAGCGGAAGATTATGCAATCAAATCATTCGAAACCTATCCTTAAGTATACTTGCAAAAAAATACGATTTATATGTAGAATATTCTAATTATGACAATATAAATAATAAGCTAGGAATAGAATTGTTTGTAGGTAACAAAAAATTTAAAAGAACACAAAAAGTAACTTCGTCTAATTATATGAATTATTATACAAATGATATGAAAGTAGACTACAATCTCAACTTTATGTGTGATTTTTTTCAAACTGAAGAAATCACTACTATTCTACATGCCCATCTTAAAGAAAATATGAAAACTATAATAGATAAAAATCCTTACAAAGAACGTTATCAAAATAATAATGACGTATTCATACATATAAGATTAGGAGATGCAGAATTATGGAACGTGGGAATAGACTTTTATATTAGTTGTATAAATAATTTGAATTATAATAACATATACATAGGTACTGAAAAATATGATAATGAATTGATTCAAAAATTAAAATCACTGTATCCTAGTATTATTTTTTTTGAAGAAGATGCGGTTAAAACCATTCAATATGGTAGCACATGTAAAAATATTATCTTATCACACGGTTCTTATTCGGCTATGATTGGATATTTATCATTTTTTTCAAATGTATATTTTCTTAATGAAAAACCAGAATGGTGTCCATTAACCCCCTTTTTATACAAAGGGTTTATACCAGTTATACTGGATAATAACCAGGATTCTGAAGAAATTCAGAAGAGATATATAATACACCCTTGAAGATTTACAATGTATGTATATTTCAGTACTGTAGCAATAATTTCATTTTTTTGAAAAAAAGAAACTCGGGTCACTCAGAAAAAATGGACAAAAATAAATGTCCATTTTTTCTTTTTGGGATGGAAAACTTATTTTTTTAGTGTAAAAAACGCATTCATAGCATAATGCAGCAAATCCAGTTTTTATGGGCAAAAACATGACTGCATGAATTTTTCTTGTTTTATAGACCAACATATTTAGGAGATTTTTATGTAAGATATTTTGTATACAAATGCTTACAAAAAATCTCCAAAAAACACCATTAAAATTCATATGTGAACACTGTAACTATACATGCAGTAAACAAAGTGAATTTAATAAGCATTTATTGACTGCAAAACATGAAAAACGTACAATGCTTACAAAAAATCTCCAAAAAATATCCACAGCATTTCAATGCAGTAAATGTGATAAGCAATATAAATCTCGTATGGGTCTATGGCAACATAAAAATAAATGCGATTCGAAGGTAGAACATAAACTGCATGACAATGCTAATATATTATATAACGACACGGTTACTGCGAATACTGTAATGCAGCTAATCAAACAGAATCAGGAATTCAAAGACCTGATAATTGAACTTTCTAAGAAAGATACCACCACCAACAACAATACTACCAACAACAACCAGAAATTCAATCTCAACTTCTTCCTCAATGATACATGTAAAGATGCTATGAACATGTCTGATTTTATTGAAAATATGAATGTTCAATTTGAAGACATCGAGAACATTGGCAGAAACGGGTATGTGGCCGGAATGACGGATATGATTCTTTCTCGCATTAAAACGCTCGATGTCACTAAACGTCCCATGCATTGTACCGACATGAAACGGGAAACTATCTATATCAAAGACAACGATGTGTGGGAGAAGGACGCCAATAATGTCAAATTACACAAAATGATTGGCTGCATTGCCCATCAAAACTGTAGTATCATTCCCGCATGGAGGGATAAATACCCAGATTCCACGAATACAGAAACACCCAAATTTGAGTTCTGTATTACTATGATGCGGAATGTTCTCGGCGATGCGGGAGAGGAACAAACTAGACTGGACAATAAAGTGATACGGAATGTCACAAAGCATATTAACGTTGCAAAACAACCAGATACCATTGAATTATAATTTTTAGGTTTCTTATTATTTCTTTTATTATCTTTTATTATTCTAGTAATTCCAAGAAAAGAAACTCAGGTCACTCAGAAAAAATGGACAAAAATAAATGTCCATTTTTTCTTTTTGGGATGGAAAACTTATTTTTAAAAGTGCAAAAATACCAGGTCATAGCATAATGCAGCAAATCCAGTTTTTATGGTCGAAAACATGACTGCATGATTTTTTTATATATTTATGGGGGCAAAGTATTTAGGGTTTTTTCTGCTTCCAGATTATATACTATTATGGAAGCAAAAAAAACCCAAAAAACCCCAAAAATATTTGAATGTATAGTTTGTAACTTTATATCGTGCAATAAAAAAGACTATCACAGACATTTACTCACTGCAAAACATACAAAGGAAGCAAATGGAAGCACAAAAAAACCCCTTACCTATATGTGCGAGTTTTGCAATAAATGTTATCGGAGTCGAGGCAGTTTCTGGAAACACCAGAAAAACTGTTCTGGGATTCCAGACAATACGCATACAGATATATATAACTCGACTGCGGACAGCAACAAACTCACACCGAATACGGATATTGTACAAACCATGTTGCATCTAATCAAACAAAATCAAGACTTCAAAGAACTTATAATTGAGCAAAACAAACAACTGATTGAGCTAACCAATAAGCCCACTACGACAAACAACACTACCAACAACAACCAAAAATTCAATCTGAATTTCTTTTTGAATACAACATGCAAAGATGCCATGAATATGACTGATTTCATTGAAAATATGGATGTGCAAATCGAAGACATTGAGAACATTGGTAGAAATGGGTATGTAGTGGGCATGACAGATATGATTCTTTCGCGCATTAAAAATCTTGAAGTTACAAAACGACCTATGCATTGTACTGACCTGAAACGGGAAACCATCTACATCAAAGACAATAATGCATGGGAGAAGGACGACAATAATGCTAAGTTGCATAAGATGATTGGTTGCATTGCACAACAAAATTATAGTATTATTCCAGCATGGCGGGATAAACATCCAGATTGCATGAATTCTGAAACCCCAAAATTTGAGTTCTGCATTACCATGATGAGAAATGTGCTCGGTGACGCTGGTGAGGACCAGACCCGATTAGACAATAAGGTCATAAGGAATATTACAAAGCATGTAAATGTGGATAAAACCACGACTATTGTAGATTTTTGAATACTAATTATTTATTTTTATTATTATTCTAGTAATTCCAAGAAAATAAACTGGGGTCACTCAGAAAAAATGGACAAAAATAAATGTCCATTTTTTCTTTTTGGGATGGAAAATCATTTTTAAAAGTGCAAAAATACCAGTTCATAGCATAAAGCAGCAAATATAGTAAATCTATGAAATATATTGACTGCATGTAAAAAATTTATATTTTCTAGTCTAAATAATTTAGGAGATTTATTGTTAACATAATATAACATAAATCTCCTAAAAATGTTAACAAAAAAATCTCCAAATATATCCAAAAAATTAAAATGTGATAAATGCAACTATATATGCAGTAAACAAAGTGAATATAATAAACATTTACTGACAGCAAAACATAAACGGTTAACTAATGTTAATTATTTATCTCCAAACGATAAACATATGTTTGAATGCAGATGTGGTAAGATATACAACCAGCAATCCGGATTATCCCGTCATAAGAAGCTATGCTCATATATCGACAGTATACAAAATGACGATTCGAACGATAATAAAGACAATACTGAGATTGTACAAACGATGATGCATTTAATAAAGCAAAACCAAGAGTTCAAAACGTTGTTAATTGAACAGCAACATGAAAACCAATCATTGCAAAAACAGCTCTTAGCTGCAGTAAAAGACAGTGGTAATACTTACACGACGAACAACAACAATAATCAACAGTTCAATCTAAATTTCTTTTTGAATACAACCTGTAAAGATGCGATGAATATGACAGAATTCATTGAAAATATCGAAGTTGATTTCAAAGATATCGAGAACATTGGAAAGAACGGCTATGTATCTGGAATGACAAATATGATACTGTCTCGCATCAAAGAACTCGATGTAACGAAGCGACCGATGCATTGCACCGACTTAAAACGAGAAACTATGTATATCAAAGACAACGATGAATGGAACAAAGAGACGCCAGAGAATTCAAGATTACATAAGATGATTGATTCTGTTGCTAAGCGCAATTATGCAAAGATACCATTATGGCGCGAAAAATATCCAGAATGTCAGGAATGGGACCATCCTCAATACGATTTTTGCATTTCAATGATGAGAAACATACTAGGTGATGTTGGTATTGAACACAAACGACTTGACAATAAAGTGATAAAAAATCTATCTCGTCATATTTTGGTGGATAAAGCAGCGAGCGGATAGATATTTTTATTCACAGTCTACTTCATAGAGATATTTTGAAGTGCTTCCATAATATTTCACTCAGAAATATCATTATTGCAAAATATATCCCGCCCATATATTATATAGTGCCGCAAAATAATATATACGTAAAATATTAGGTATGTGTATATGACAGATTTTAATTTTCACTACATTACCATTGCAACAAAACCCCATCCAATATTGGAAAATATCAAAAAACGTATCTCCAGAAACAATGAAGACATACACATATTAGGTACCGAAGAAGATAGACCCATCGGTTGGAACGCAAAAGGGAATTTTGGTGTAAAATTGCGAGAAGTATATGATTTTGTAATAAAAAATGACGTACAAGACGAAGATATTGTATTGTTTACAGATGCATATGATGTCATTTATACTGGTACTAGAGATGTGGTAATAGAAAGGTTCGTGGGGATGAAGATACCAATCGTCTTTGGTTGTGAAACTGAATGTAATCCTGACCCCGACCAGCGCGAAAAGTACGTACATAGAGATGTAAAATTTCCATACCTGAATAGTGGTATGTTTATAGGAAGAGCGTGGGCAATACGCAAATGTATGAAGGAATATGTATATGACGATGACCATGATGACCAGCGATTTTGGACACAAAAATTTTTTGAGTACCCAGAAATGATAAGCTTAGATTACGATAATGCCTTGTTTTTGAATACGTATGGCATAGACATTGAAGATATAAGTTGGAACAGACTGGAATCAAACTATATGGGACGAAATCCACAATTTATACATGTAAATGGTCCAGATAAGCGTGACCTTAACAAATTTATTTGATACATTCTATCACACAGATAGAAATCGAAAACGATATAGTATTTATGAAAAGAGGATAAACATATGTCCACTAAATACTATATAAAGATAGAAGCACTATAATGAGTTTGGAGACTACACAAACTGCAGCAAACGAACTTGACCAAATATTAGAGAAAGAGAAACTCCGTAATAAGGCGGATGTATGGATAAAACTAGATAAAACTATGCGCAAACAGAAGTTGCGCGAATACGCAGAGAGTTACGGTAAAGAGCACAATATGTCATCGAAAGATGTAAAATCATTGATAGTTTTTTTTAACAACTGCCTTGATAAAAACAAGTTGAACAAAGCAAAGGATGTAGTCTATAAAAAAGAGGAACGAATAGTCACCTCTGTGCCTGCACTGCATTTCAATTCGGTTACAAAGAATTTTACATTGAAAATAATAGACAACAAACGAGTATCAACGCTGAAATCATTGCCACCGAAGAAACAAAATCCTGAAAAGGAAGGAGATAAACTATAGGCTGAAATCAATACAAATATATGTGCATATAACTACGTATACACATATAATATGAATTTTTTATCGAAACTAGTATACTTTATTATGGTCGCGATAGAAAGGTATTCTATAGATGAATCCCACGGAATAAGCCATAGTTTCAATACCTTACATCATGCATGTGACATTTTTGAAAACGAGAAATACAAACACACTGAAATGATACCCCATGAAAATGTAATATACATAGCATCGGCTATACACGATATGTGTGACAAAAAATATATGAATCAGGAAGAAGGAATCTTTCATATAGATAAACTAATAGCAGCCGAGTTGTCGAATACAGAAAGAATGGCGGTTCGTGAAATTGTTGCAAAAATGTCGTATTCAAAAGTCAAACTCTATGGATTTCCCGATTTAGGGAAATACCAAACTGCATATAACGTAGTTCGCGAAGCAGATTTACTGGCAGCTTACGATTTTGATAGAGCGATGATATATTATATGTACATGAATCATCATGTATACACAAATGAAAACATAATAGAAGAAGCTTATACAGATTGTTGTGAATTATTTTTGAAGCGAATGTTAAGACATGATATTGATGGATTATTCACATTTGAATACACTAGACAAAAAGCAGATATACTGAAATATGAATCTTTGAATCAAATGAAACGTTGGAAAAGAATAATCAAAACACTGAAATAACAACAATATTAGAAGTTATATAAACATGAATCGTGTATATACAAGAGACTAAGACAAAATGATTACATCCGACTCTGATTATACAGACGAACTATTCGAGAGCAGTGACGAATCGTCCTTATCGGATGTGGAAGAATTGAACACAATCGATATAATGACAGAACAGGATTGGGTAGATATATACGAATCAATTGATATTTTGATTGTTGATATGATAGAGGACAACATTGTACGTATATCAAATTCCAGTATGTACAAAGACATTGCTGATGGGGTAATGGAAATATTATATGAGACATTTCCGCACGTATTTGAAGAAGTAGAAGACGAAACGCTAGTACAAGATTTATACTATTTAGTTGAGCAAATAGTAGATGTAGAATTTGAACAAATGAATATACCGAAGCGGTCTCTCACTATGACAATTGATACTCTCGAACCTATGAGTGTTGACAATATACAAATGCTTGCATGTAAAATAGACAAACTGCGCAATATTCCACAGCCACAACAAAAAACGAAGGAGTGGTACGAATTCAGGTTTAACTTACTAAGTGCAAGTAATCTATGGAAAGTATTTGGTACGGAAGCCCAACGTAATAGTTTAATTTATGAAAAATGTAAACCATTGGACACGACAATGATAGAATACGTGAATACTTCAACTGGAGGAGCAATGCACTGGGGGGTAAAATATGAGCCAGTCACGATTATGGTGTATGAAGACATGTATCAAACCAGGGTCGAAGAGTTTGGTTGCGTTCAGCATCCAAAATACGAATTTATTGGGGCCTCTCCTGATGGTATAAATGTAGACCCAACTAATATGAGATACGGTAGAATGATTGAAATCAAGAATATCGTGAACAGAGAAATTACAGGTATACCAAAAAAAGAGTATTGGACACAAACCCAGATGCAAATGGAAACGTGCGAGTTGGAGCTATGTGATTTTGTAGAAACACGTTTCAAAGAACATGATACAGATAGTCACTTCTATGACGATACTGAACACGAATACAAAGGAGTTATATTGCATTTTGTAGAGAGACCAGAAATAAGCGAAGAAGGACAAGACATACCACTATATAAACCGTGTGCACCTACTTATGTATATAAACCAATGTCAATCGAAAATACGAAAGAAGCGGTGAAAATGTGGATTGAGCAGGAAAAAAAAGAAAGGGATAGTCAAAACCTAGCACTTTTTAATACGATTTACTGGTATATGGACGAATTTTCATGCGTATTGATACAACGAAATCATCAATGGTTCGCTGGCGCAATTCATCAAATAGAAGAATTGTGGAATATAGTATTGAAAGAACGCATTGACGGATATGAACATCGGTGTGCAAAAAAAAGAAAACCTAATACGATTGTGAGCATGAGTGATGTTTCTAATTCCTATTTGACAAATATATCACCGAAACCATCGATATGTTTAATACGTTTAGATGAAAATGGAAACGTAATGTAGAAAGATAAAATGTTTGTGTCTTTCGATTTGTCCGGGGTGTCTTTTGTTATCAGGTCGATTGTTCGTTCAGATTTGAATGACACCTATTATTCATTGCTTTCGCAGTTATCGATGATGAATATGAATCAAATAAGCGAGGAAAAGGCAAATGAATTCTACAGAAACCTGAGTGAGTATCATAAAATTTTTGTAATAGAAGATGTTGCTAACAACACAGTAATTGCGACAGGTACAATCATAATAGAACAAAAAATAATTCACGATTATGGCTCAGTCGGACATATTGAAGATATGGTGGTGGATACAAACTATCAAAAATACAATTTAGGGAAATTATTGGTGGAATATTTAACGGATTACTGTTTATTTACAATGAAATGCTACAAATGCAATCTATCATGCAGTGAATACAACAAAGATTTTTATATAAAGTGTGGATATCAATGCCACGGACCACATATATCTTTGTACAAAGAATGATTATCTGCATATATGATATATATCGACGTATCATATATGAAATATCAAAAAGGAGGTTCTGATGATGCAGAAATAGCTAATGCTAATGCTAATGCTAATGCTAATACTACTATTACATCAGAGGCAGTGAATACCGGACTAGAAGACAAACAACCTACATGGTGGAAAAATATTACAAGTTATTTTAGCGCGTCGAAAGATGAAACCCCGGATGAATCCAATGCAACGATTACGACTGGTGGGAAAAGAAAGAAAAAAACAGGGAGAAATAAACCGAAAAAAAACAATAAAAAATACACACGCAGACCACGTTCTAAAAAATGAAGAATGATAATATTTTGATACCATGTCGTCAAACTATTATCTAGTAAAAAAATGATATAGATAATTTTATCGTTATTATAGTATACCATGTCTGGGTTTGATAATGATGAAGGTGAGATGTATGTTACAAAGCGTAATGGTGAACAGGAAATCGTGTCTTTCGACAAAATATTAACGCGCATCAAGCGACTCGGTCAGGAAGCAAATATCAAAGTGAATTATACACCATTGGTTATGAAGGTTATTGACCAACTGTATTCCGGTATTTCTACTACCAAGATTGATGAATTATCCGCCGAGCAGTGTGCGTCGATGTCTTCTATCCATCCAGATTATAATGCATTGGCTGGAAGAATAACCATATCAAATCATCATAAAAACACACAATCCTCTTTTTTGACTGTCATTACCGATTTATATAACTACAAAGACAAACACGATAAACATTCTCCTCTAGTAACCAAAGAATTGTATGATAATGTAGTTGCCAATGAGGATGTAATTGAAACCATCATAAATTATGATAGGGATTATTTGATAGAATATTTTGGGTTTAAAACCCTGGAAAGAGCATATTTGATGCGCATCGATAATGTGATAGTAGAACGCCCACAGCATATGTGGATGCGTGTCAGTCTCGGTATTCATGGTACTGATATTGCTCGTGCATGTGAGACATACCATTTGATGTCGCAAAAGATGTTTACTCACGCAACACCCACATTGTTTAACGCAGGTACTCCTCATCCGCAGTTATCATCGTGTTATTTACTCGCAATGGAGAGCGATAGCATTGCTGGTATTTACAATACACTGAAGGATTGTGCACTGATATCCAAATGGGCAGGCGGCATTGGTTTGCATATTCATAATGTTCGAGCGAGCGGTAGTCATATTCGCGGTACAAATGGTTCTTCAAATGGTATTGTTCCAATGTTGAAAGTGTTCAATAACACTGCAAAATACGTTGACCAATGTATAAGTCCAGATACAATTATTTATACGACGAAAGGACCTATGGAAATACAGAATTGTGTCGCGGGAGAAACAGAAATACTGAATTTGGAGGGTGAAGCCGAGGCAATCGGTGATGTATTGGAACATAGTTATAACGGTCCACTATTGTCAATTCATACGATGCATTCCCTTTTCCCACTTCAGATTACGCCAGAACATCCGGTATGGGCCATTCAGGACCAGGCAAAAGGATTGAACTACAAAGTCGTTCAAAATAGATTAGAGAAAGGGCATGCTCAGGTAGATTGGATTGAGGCTGGTGAATTGACATGCGAATCCATGATTGGATATGCTATTCCGTCCTATAAGAAAGATGTTGCTACTATAAGTGAAGATGATTGCTATATGTATGGTATATTATTGGGCGATGGTTGCATGAGTAACGCAGTAGACAGTAGTGGTTATGTATCTCTTCATACCACAAACAAAAAACATATTCAGGACTTCTTAACGAATTATTTTGATGATAAATGTGTCAATTATGATGTTGTTTCGAAAGAAAATAGTACACGCGTTCGCTGGAATCGTTGTTTAGAATTGCCATATCGCTATCATGACGTGTATAACTCACAAAAAGAAAAACGTATTGCAACAAAATGGTTGAATCTACCTCTTTACAAAGTAAAGCAAATCGTAAAGGGACTCATTCATACCGACGGTTGTATTCACAAAGAAATTTCTTTTGATTCGACCTCACTAGAACTGATTGAGGGAATGCGTTATTTGCTTCTTCGTATGGGTATTATGACGAGCGGACAAGTAAGAAATCGTATTGGTGAAAAACATGAAACTGTAAATGGTACCATCGAAAACAAAAAATTAAGCTATGTATTGCGCATACCAAAGACACGAGATATATGCGATTTGTTGACTATTGAATATGACGAAAAACAGTTTTTTAAGTTTTTCACCTATAAAAATATGATGTTTAGTCGAATCCAAGATATTACTGAAAGCCAATATAGTGGCATCCTCTACGATTTACAGATGACAAAAGAACATAATTATATGATTCACAATGGTATTGTTCATAATGGTGGTGGAAAACGTAATGGTAGTTTCGCCATTTATTTGGAACCCTGGCATGCAGACATTGAAATATTTTTGCAGATGCGTAAGAATCATGGAGACGAGGAGCTGAAAGCGCGTGATTTGTTTTATGCACTTTGGATGCCAGACCTTTTCATGGAGAGAATGAAGAGTGATGGAGACTGGACATTGATGTGTCCAGATGAATGTCCGGGATTGGCAGATGTATATGGACAAAAATTTGTTGATTTGTATACGAAATACGAAAAGGAGGGAAAAGGGCGCAAAACCATGAAGGCGCGCGACCTTTGGTTCCAGATTTTGGATGCACAAATGGAAACAGGTACCCCTTATTTGGTATACAAGGACGCCGCAAACAAAAAGTCAAACCAAAAGAATCTGGGTACAATTAAATCGAGCAATTTGTGCTCCGAAATCATTGAATATTCTGACGAGAAAGAATCCGCTGTATGTAATTTGGCGAGCATTGCACTACCTGCATTCATCCGTAAAAATGAGAAAGGTGAGCCCTATTATGATTATGACGAACTACACAAAGTAGCGAAGGTCGTTACTTTTAATTTGAATCGTATTATTGATGTGAATTTCTATCCAACGGAGAAGACACAGCGTAGTAATATGCGTCATCGACCCATCGGTATTGGTGTACAGGGTCTAGCCGATGTATTTATGCAGTTGGGACTACCCTTTGCACACGAAGAATCCAGAAAAATGAACAAATGGATTTTCGAGACGATTTATCATGCGGCGTTGGAGCAAAGTTGCGAAATCGCAAAAGAACGGTATGAAATGGTAAAGGACAAATGTTATGACAATACGGTACAGGACACCACCGCCTGGGATATTTTTAATGATTACGAAAAGAATAAGTGGGACGCATTGCGAGACCGAAAAACAACTGTAGGTAGTTATAGTACATTCGAAGGCTCTCCTGCATCAAACGGTATATTGCAGTTTGATATGTGGAATACAGAACCAACGACTCGTTACAACTGGGCAGATTTGAAAACACAAATTCAGAAATATGGAATCCGCAATTCACTGTTAACGGCGCCCATGCCCACAGCGTCTACTTCGCAAATTTTGGGTTACAATGAATGCATTGAACCCATTACGAGCAATATTTACAATCGTAGAACCATTGCCGGGGAATTCATTTTAGCAAATAAGTATTTGATGCACGATTTGTTAAAGTTGGATTTGTGGAATGAGAAAATGAAAAACAATATTATTGCCAATAGTGGCTCAGTTCAACATTTAGACCAAATTCCCGTAGAGATTCGTGAAAAATATAAGACTGTTTGGGAAATCCCCATGCGCAATTTGATTGATATGGCAGCGGATAGAGGAGCCTATGTATGCCAGAGCCAGAGTTTGAATTTATGGTTGGAAGACCCGAATTATTCGAATTTGACATCGATGCATTTTTATTCGTGGTCGAAAGGACTGAAGACGGGCATTTATTATTTGCGACGCCGTGCTAGACATCATGCACAACAGTTTACGATTGAACCTGAAAAAGTAGAAAGTGCGATTAATTTAGGAAATGAGACAGAAGAAGAAATATGTGAAATGTGTTCGGCATAAAATATTTTCATAGTATATATATTATTTATATACTATGAGTGGTTTTGAATCTCGTAAACGACAGAGAACTATTGGAGAAACAGATTTAATTATAGGCCCCCCATCAGCTCCAGTTTTAACTAGAAACCAGCAGAAGGAATTATTGAATAATATGAAAAAAGAATTTATAGACCAAATATCATCATGTGATGTAGATGAGAAAACCTTTGTTATGGACAATCTTACAAAGAGTATTGCTGAAATAGAAAAAGGTTTTGATGAAAAACCAATGACTTATACACAATCGTTGTTAGATTCACTTGATGAAGAATTCAAAAAAATGTCTATTAAGGGTGGTGGTAAAAGAATGAAAGGGGGTATGATAGCCGCAATCAACCCATTAGCATTAATATCATATTTGATAGCGGATGCCATGAAACAAGGTTTCGAAAACACAAAAGAAATAGTGGACGATGTTTTACAAAAAGGTCTTCAATTACTCGAATTTTTGTCCAATAAGAATGGGTGTGCTGAACAATTATTATATCAGTTTCTAGGAAAAAAAATGATGGATTTTTTCAAATTTTATCTTGTTGGTGTTTTGTCAACGGAAGCAGTTAAACAGAATCCTTTGATATTATTGGAAAAATTAGCTATGCTTCTTCCGTTATTTGCAAAATATGGAACAAAAGGCATTGGAATGACAATGGTTACTGGGGTAGGATATTTGATATATCATTTTGTTAATCATTATAGTGTGCCACTCGGAGATGGTGCAACTAAAAAAGTAGAAGAATTAAATAAATTATTGACCACCATTCATGAAGCAACGTCTGAAGATGTAGTAGTAAAGGTGGAGACAAAAGTAAACGACCTGATAAAGGATGTAAATGACAAACATGCAGAATTAACAGCCGAAATGACAGAAGAAAACAAACGCGATTTTATGAAACAACTTGGTAACAATTTAACCGAAGAAATAACCAATTTAAAAAATTTAGTAGGTGAATTTGACGATACAATGACTATGGAACAAATAAGAGAAAAGATAAACAACTCCAAAAAGAGTGACGGTGGAAAAAGAAAAAGAAGAACACAAAGACGTAAACGGTTTTCCAATGCAAAGAAAGCTAAGAGAGGAAAACAAACAAAAAAGTCCAGCAAAGTAAAAAAACACTAATTATACAAATAAATAGAATTTCCCAATAATTCATGTACAAATATGATTTATTGAATTTGTTTCAAAACAACGTTGTCTTGAAACCCATGACGCATTTTCAAATAGCAGCGTAAACAAACCAATACATCGACCATAGAATCATGTAAGCCATTCACTGTTTCCCCATCGAATAATTTCGCATAAAGCTCATTCAAACGAGGCCATTTCTTGGTCAGGGGGCGCCCAGGCAGTTTGGATTCGACCAAAATATTGCACAGGTCCGTTCCTTTCCTCATTGTACAATATCGTTCAATACCATGAACCTGTTCATATGTCGGGTTGAACGTCATAAAACAGTAGGGGGATTTCTTCATTAATGACGGGCGGTTTCTTTCGAGTTCAATAGAAATCATTTTTTCATCGAAAGTCATATTGTGAGCAACCAATACCTGGCAAAACATATAAGCTTCGTAAAATTTCTCTAGAACTTCAGCAATCGGCTTTCCTTTTTCTTTGCAGATGTCACGAGTAATGCCCGTCAAATCGGTAATTTTGTCTGAAATCTCAACTGTATCATCGACGTCGATATAGGCATTGTATTTTTTGATAATTTTTTTTTGGCTATAATCGTAAATAGCATAACTCAGTTGTAGAATATGTGGATAATCAGTAATGGGAGTAGGAGTACTATTTTTGGTTGTTTTAGGCAGCAGTCCGTTTGTTTCCACATCGAAAATCAGAAACCGGTTTTTGTACACCGGTGGAGGGATAGACATGGAAAGGTCAGTAAAATGAGACATTGTTGTATGTTACGTTTATGTAACAGTTATTTATTACATATTATTGTGTCAATTTTTGGATAAATTCGAGATTAGTTTATATTTTGATATCATATAATTCATTGCATACTTCTCTCAAATAGGCATGTTTTTTGCTTATTTTTTCTTCATGGTCTTTGTCGACAAACGGTAAAAGGGGATAATTAGCGAGGAATTCGGATTGCAAAATTGTATCGAGACTGCAACCCACAATCGACCGCAAATACGTATCGTGTAAATATCCTGGCATATTTTCATGTACATATTCATTCCAACCAAACACGTATTCGGACCATACATTTGATGCAATGTCAGGAGGTTTAGTCGTCAATGTATATTTCGATTGTTTTGCTTTGATGTTACCAGTGACCGAATCCGCATTGTTTTCAACCCGATAATTATAATACTTAACAGGTAATTGTAGAAAAATCCAATTGTTCGCTTTGCGCCGTAAGTATTCGGCAAACAATACATCACAGCATTTATCATTGATTACTTCGGGGTGTACATAGATAATGTTGTAGAAATCTTCTAGTAATTGTTTGTTGACACAATAGCACCAATATTCGTGTCGGTGTTGTCTGTGGGATTTACCAAAAGTAGATTCATATACCCCGGCTAAATGTAGTTGACCCGTAGTTTCGTTTTCTATTTGATGTTTTGCGGTAGTTATAATTTTCGCAATATGCATACTTCGGTTTGGTTCATATGTGTCGTCGTCATCACAAAACATAATCCATTCATGAGACAGTTTACATGTTTCTAAAAGTAAATAGAAATGAAGCATTTGTGATGTCTTTTTCTGACGTCTGTATATATTTAGGAAACCACATGATGAAATGGTATCATTATTTTGTAGCTGTTTATCTAGTTCAGAAACCAAATCGTCTGTTTCGAACGAGATAGAGAGATAAATGGAGATTTTCATATGTTGTTGAATAAGAGAGGTCAAACATTCGCATACAAAGGGGATTCTATTTGTGTTTGTTAGATGCGATGCTATAAAAATGCAGTATTCTTTAGGAATGATTTCCATCCACCGTGTATTCTATTATATTGAATAATTATTTTATTATGGATAGACCTACGAATATGTTTGTTTTTTATAAAATATAAAAAGTCATTATATAGTATATTATACAACAATGGAAGATACAACCGCCAACAAAATAGAAGATACAACCGCCAACAAACAAATATTTGTAGTGGGTATAAATAATGAACTTACAGAGCCAAAAATACAGTATGTAATTGAATATGATGGTATTCTTCAAGTAAAACCTACTTCCATCAATGGAACTATCAAATCGCGTTATATAATGGAAAATGGCGCACCAACGTTGATAGATGACAATAGTACAAAATACGTATCCGGCGAAAAAGTATTGTTTATTTTTTATCCACCGGAAAACGGAGTTGAACTGTATGTAACCGACGGTGTAGTTACGATAGATGAGAAATCCATAAATTCTACAAAAGACATCAATAAAAAACAGGCGGATGAGATTGCACCTATTGTATTTGATGAGAATATAACTAAAATGGACAATGTAGTAAAGGAGTTGAATACACTTAATGCTACAATTGCTTCATTTTATAAAGACAATCATGAAACAAAATCTGTATCTCTTGACAAAAACGACCAAAATAAGATATATATTGATATTTTATCGCTGTTTATAAAATCTGTTAACGAAATGTTGAACATACCTATAATGAAAAAATTCATGTCTCTCGATTCCACGTCTAGAGTATCAACCATTACACAGGAAAACCTCAGTATTATAAGTACGTTGGAAGACATATTGAAAGTTCAGGTTGATTTCAGTCAATTTAAACCAGAAAGTAATGATATCCATAGTAAACTAATGAATATTTTATTCAATGGTTCGATTCAAACAAACATGGAGGGCGATATTTCAAAGTATCCATCTGGTGCATCTGAAAACGATAAATTCAAAAAGATATCGGAGTCTGTTTATACTATTCCCTTAAGTAGTTTCGCAAATAATTTTTTGTACAAGTTGAAAGAAATTGGAAAAGATTCTCATGATACAATGCAGTCAAAGATTGAAAAGGGATATCCTATGTATATAAATTTTGTAATTGATTTGGTTAGCAAAAATATAACTAAAATAAATGCGTCTATTTCTACAATTAATACAGCATTAGTAGTACCAACAGTTCAGACAAAGATAAACCAGGAAGTACGCAAAAAAATGAAAACCCAAATATTGACATTTTTGAAAATACGAAATGATGAACATAATACAAAAATATACAACAGAAGATTCAATGTATCTTTAGGTGGCACAAGTGAAGATATAGAGTCAAAATTACCCAAACAAATGTTACTTGGATACAATGATGACAATGAAGAATACTATAAATCGATAGATGGACAACTTATTCCCACAAATACCGTCCCTGACAAATTTGAAAAAGTAGGAAATGTAGATATTCAGTTGAAGAATGAAAAGAAGTATGATAACGAATATTTGTTTGGTGATTTTACCAAAATATTTACACCAGACAAAACAAATGCAGACGTTGCGAAAGAAATGAATATTATAAAATCTCAATTGAAGGGCTCTAACAATGCACCACCTAAACCTGTATTTATTATCGGTTATGGTGCAAGTGGTGCAGGTAAAACGAGTTCCCTTATTTATTTCAATAAGGGTAAAGATGAAGATGAGCGAAACGGAATACTTGTTCAATTATGTAACCAATTAGGTGCAGATGGCAGTTATACACATATCGAGGTCCAATATCGTGAATTTTACGATTCAGGTAAGGATAAAACAGGTAAAGATAGAAATTTTACAGAAAATCCCATATACACTGATTGCAAACCCGCACATTTTGAATACAAAGAGGGATTTGTATTAAGTGAACAATATTGTCATGCAAATCACCATACGTATCGTATTCATAAGGAATCACCTGAAAATACGGGTAAAGATTGTGACTCTTCTGAAGAAACTGAATGTGGTACAGATTCAATCACTAATTTTAATAAGGGCGATTCCGTCGGGAAAGTTATGATACATCTTATTGACAAAGATAGACATGTTAAAGCAACTACCAATAATCCCAATAGTTCTCGAAGCCATTCTTTGGTATTTGTAAAATTAATAGAAAAGGCAGATGACAATGATATCAAAAAGACAGGCTATTTAATTGTTGGTGATTTTGCAGGAGTAGAAAATGTTTTTGATTGCGAGAATCCATCGGTATTGAACCAGTTTATGAATATCAAAGAAGATAAGGAAGGTTCAAAAAAATTGTTTTATGAAGAAGAAAAATGTGGTGATGTCTTAGACCCGATTGGTTCTGATGCGAAAACATGTACAACTAAACTGAATCAAGCTGGTGGAGATGGTGACGAAATTATTAAAGATGAAATACCAGCAAAACAGGTTTTACCGATTTATGATTTCACTGCACCTGAATTGTCTGAAGATTTCAAAACACAATATCCTATTTTGACGGATTTAAAAAACACGGATGATTTGAAAAAATCCATTTCATTTGTAAGAGAAGGAATATTAGGTATTGAAGGTAAAGAAATAGAAAGAGTACCAGATACAAGATTGAATACAGTATATAACAATGAAAAATTCAATGATTATAAGGGAATATGGGAGGTTTTTAAAGACATGCATGAGAAAGTAAAAGACAAAGCTGATACCAGGGATAGTTACAAAGCTAACGCTGAAAAAGATATAGTTGCATTGAAAAATTATAACGAAGTAATAGACAGTTTAACTAATGCGGTCTATTCCGTATCAGGAAATACAAAACAAAAAAAAGGAACAAGAGATATTACAGAATTGGAATTTTGGCAATTAGTACATAATGTAATACCAGATACAAATACATATAAGACAAAAATCATTGTATTTGCTAGATATAGAGACAGATTAGGCGGGTTGATTAAGAATGTCAAATACGTGAGTAATAGACACACACTGATAGATAACCTTATTGCATTGTTCAAAAAAGAACATCTCAAACCTTCTATGAATGAAGATTATAAAAATGCGATAGATGATATGTGCACCCTATATTCATCATTGAAATCCCAGGTAAATCCTTTATTGAAAATCGTCCGCGAACATTTGAAATTTGATTATACATTATTTGATTGCAAAGGTACTGAACCGCTAGATAAATTGGTACCCGCAATAAAACCAGAAATGAGAGCATTACTAGACATTGTATTCAAAGATGATTTTTACAAATTTATTGAAACAATGGAAACAGATAGAACACAGCGATTGGCTCTATCCGAAGAAGTTTGTGGAAATAGACGAACAGAAGGTTATTTCATCAATGATTCTTTGAAACAAATACGTAATGTAATTCGTGAAATGATGTATGTCAAAAACGAAGATGCGCTAGAAGTTATGCCGAATTACATTGATATTTGTTTCGACCAATATTGTCCTAGTCATGAGAATTGTTTTTCGACATCTCTCACTAACAACAAACAAATAGATGACCCAAAGAGTGTCATATTTGATTCTATTTATAAATATTTAGATGAGAACAAGTATTTACAGGCAATTGATAGCTCTCAAGATGAAATGACAACAAATAATGAGGAAGATGGTGCATTTCGAGACACGGGATATTCAGACGAAGAAAAGAAACAACGAATGATGTACAGAGATTTATTGGTTTGTGTATTCTGTGTCTTCAATATATCTAAACGAGCAAATAATCCGCCTCCGGTTCCCTATATCGATATCAACAAATTGAAGAAAATATTGTATTTTGGTAATATTTTTGAAGAAGATAAAATTGCTTTTGCGGTAGAAGCGAGTAATCTAGTGCATATAATTAAAAATAAATACAAATATACAATAGACACGGGTGCTGAAAGAAACCGAGTAGATGGTTTGCGTAGTTTGCCATTAGAAACAAACAAAAAACAGGTTTCTAGTTTTTTCGATAATAATAATAAGTCTTTACCAGCAACGATTACATCTTTTGATTTGTTTGAATTCATAACAAATACATTCCAAAAACGAATTAACCCACAAGGAATTACTATTGATAAGAAAGAAACTTCGTCAAATGAACCAACAGTTCCATATGCTGTTTCAAATATTATTAACACATTACTCGATTCAGTTAGAGTTGAACAAGAAAGAATATTATTCATACAAACCAGATTGAATAAACAACTAAAAACTGAATATAGTACTTTTTTTAGTAAGATTGATAATTTTGATAATATAGACTTTTCAGAATACATGACTGATGAGGACAAATATTTCATCATAAGAAATAAGATACGTCAGTTTATGGTTATAAAGTCAGGAGAGTATATGGATTTAATAAGTCAGTTACAAGATGAAAGCATATTGTCAAAAGATATTGATACAGAAGTTGTTAATAGGTTTCGTAAAAGTATTGAAATACATGAAAGATTTAATAGTAATGATATAAGTGCATATTCCGCAGACATTACTGCATTTTATGAGCATGTAAAGATGGTAAATACAAAACTCAATGAATACTTTACACATGCTGGTGAAAAACAAAACAAAACTGATATGCTCGAATTAATAAACAAAATAGGTAAATTAAACGAAATCAAAGAAAACAATTATGTGACGATGGCTGCACCCGGTTTTAGAGAATATACAGTATCATATATAATGGATTTTTTGACAAAGGTAGACAATAACAATGCTATTTCTGCAATAGGAACGATTGAATTTATTGATAAATTATCTAAGTTAAACTCGGTTGCCACTATTTGCAATGGAGACGAATTAGATAGTAAAGTCATAGAAACATACAAAAATGATTTTAATTTCAAACCGTTGTATCCAGTATCTTCTAGTGGTGGCAAACTACGTACTATGCGTAGAAAACAACGCAAACGTATAACTCGACGTCTACATAAGAAATAGTGTGGAATTCGAATAAAATATCTTTATTATTTATAATAGAATTAATAATAAAGATACATGGCACAAGTAAACGCCCCTTTATCCATACTTTTAAAAGATATTATAGAGGATGCTAATAAACAGATGTTAGAGCTCAAAGAAAAGACTAAGAAAAGTGATAAATCTACATCTGATTGGTGGAATAACTTAGCAACCGAATTAGGTAAGGTGTCCGGGTCTTTAGCAAAGATTAAGAATGACGAGAGAAAAGCAGATGAAAAAGAAAAAGAAGCCGCTAAACGGGAACGGGAAGAGGCAGAAGCTGCTAAACGCAGGATAGAAGAAAGCCAGCTGGCTATTGATGCTGCAACCGTGTCTTCGATTGCATCTGCTGTTGCTGTGACTTCTCATATAGACACTGCAAATAAGGCTTCCGCTGCTGCTAAACAGGCACAGGAAGAGGCGGCGGCTGCTGCTGCTAAACAGGCACAGGAAGAGGCGGATGCTGCTGCTAAACAGGCACAGGAAGAGGCTGCTGCTGCTGCTGCTAAACAGGCACAGGAAGAGGCGGATGCTGCCGCTAAACTCAAGTTAGAAGAAAGCCAACTAGCTATTGATGCGGCAACGTCGTCTTCGATTGCATCTGCTGTTGCGGTGACTTCTCATATAGACACCGTGAATAAGACTGCCGCTGCTAAACCGGCACAGGAAGATGCGGATGCTGCCGCTGCTAAACAGGCACAGGAAGATGCGGATGCTGCCGCTGCTAAAAGGGAACAGGAAGATGCGGATGCTGCTAGAATAGATGAGTTGGCAAATATTATTAGTATTTCAACGGCAGTAGCAGTAGATTCATTTATTAATAAACACAATTCTATGCCCAAACCTGAACCACTGCCAGTTGTACCAACTATTTTAAATAGTGATATAAGTGATGCAGCAAAAAATGTTGCTAATGCGGTTGCAGTTGCAGTAAACGATATTGTTAGTAACAAACCTGAGCCTAAACCTGAGCCTAAACCTGAGCCTAAACCTGACACATTAGAACTCGAAAAGGAAATAGAAAGGGCGGTTTCTCTCGCAGTTGCCATACATGTATCAAACGACACATCTCCATCTCCAGATATCTATAAAAAAGAGACTCTGGAACCAATTATAGCTATAGCGGTAGCAAAAGCATTAGACGATTCTGTAAAAACAAATGTAAAGAAATATGCTGGATACATATCAGCTATTGTTTCAGCACTACTGATGACATTATTGAAGAGAAGGGCAGCTATTATGCAACCAACCACAGATACGGATATTCCAGAAGAAATTTCTTTAGAAACAGATACAATCGAAGACATTGGTACGGATACTTCAAAACCAGAAAAGATAATAGACGACCATCTGCACATGTTATGTAAAGAAACGTTTGACAAAAAATACGAAAACCTACATCCGGGACAAGAAGCCATATACACGTCACATGACGACCGCTATTGCTATGGTATGTTAATAACGAAAGAAGAGAGAGCAGGAGTATATGTTGATAAATCCATTGAAGATGTAAAATGTCCGTTTAATAAACCGTATGAACCCGGAGCAAATAAAGAAGAATACAAGGTAGAATGTGATAACGCCAACGAAGAAAAAAAATCTTTAGAAGGAAACATCAAAGACGCTGACACACCAACAGATATCAAAGACGCTGACACACCAACAGATATCAACGACGCTGACACACCAACAGATATCAACGACGCTGACACACCAACAGATATCAACGACGCTGACACACCAACAGATATCAACGACGCTGACACACCAACAGACGCAAAAATAGCCGCCGCCATTGCAAATACAATAAAAGTGGGGTCAAAAAGAAAAAAGAGTAGCCCTAACATGGCTGTACGAAAAAGCCCGCGATTTGATATAGCAGCGGCTATAGCGACGTCAGTTGAGTAATTGCTATAACAGAGGTAATATGTAACCTACTCGGTAGTTTCAGACTTTATTTGACAATTATTTATGTTCTCAAACACACATAAATAATTCATTGTACATATATATAATAACACTTATGTCAAAATATGTACTTGCGAATGTGGAAGTACCTATTCAAATTAATATAGATGGTTCCATTGAAACATTACAATCTTATGCAAAAATACATATTATCAGACAACTGTCTTCTCCCGATGATTTGAAAACGGTTACCTTACCTGTACAGGAACAAATAGACAACTTATTTACTACTACCTCAACTGAGGACACGTCACTAGAGAAAGAGGAAATTATACACATAGAAGAAACCGAAAGAGATAGAAAAACTACCGATGAAGTATTGACTATTTTGAAATCTGAAATGAAATCGGGTTCTCGGCCTCCAATAAAAAATACTAGTTTCAAATCAAAAAAGGTATTTAAACACAACCGGACCGCCAAAGCATACGGTTAATGGTTCATATAGGGACGCTGGTTCTTTTCAACCACTAAGGGCTCGGGCATATGTACCTGAAGTCCTTCAATGAAATTAAGACTACGAGGAGATTTAAATTCTGGGTTGACTGGTTTTTGCGGTGTGACGAGGTTAGTTGAACCAATCCCTAATAACTGGGATTCCACGTCGCAATAATTAGAGCATAATTCAGAACGGGCAGTTTTTGCAGGCATAACACCTAAACCAGGGTGATGAGTCGTAATCGCCATGGCTGGTGCAGAATGAATGTAAGCTCTATAATCGCCGATATGACTGTTCATACGTTGTTCAGCGGCATAATTGCCGGGGGTATTTTTATTTGATGTAGATGCCATAGATATATAATAGTTTTATATAATATTTATGTACATTGTATTCATAATCATAAATATTGGTTATAGTTTGTTCATCATAGTGACATATTGGCTGCATGTTTCATTGAAAGTGTCGGGTTCGTTGAAATAGGTCATAATACAACTATGGAATGTGTCTAAATAATCAAAAGAAAAACACACCGCCAGCCCTATATTTGGGTCGATGGACATCATTTTTGCCGCAGCCGCTGAGTATATTTGTTGAAAGAGAGCGGAGTCTTTTGTTTTTTCGTAAATATAATCCATTGCGTCAGTTGCAGCAGTGTCGTCGAATTCGGTTTCGTCTTTGGTTTCGTCGTCTAGGTCGTCACCAAGTTGTTGTTGTAGAACGGCTATTTTTTCTTTGTATTGTTCATTGTTCATACGAAACAAAAGGCGCAAACTTTGTCTGTATTGAGAATTCGTTGAATATTCAGGCAATACAATTTGTGTGTTGTAGGGAGAAATCATGGCTATAATACAAACATGGGAATTGTATTTATATGAATTGCGATATTCATATAAACTTACTACTAAATATATTTACTTTCTAGATTTCCTGGACTTTCTAGATTTTCTAGAACCTTTGGATTTTTTGGAAGAGTTCTTTGCTTTCTTGGCAGACTTTCTCTTGCGATGACGTTTACCACCCTGCCCAGGAACAGTCTCGGTCTCAGCAGCAGGAGTATCGTCCTCATTAGCAGCATTGGCAGCAGGAGCAGCCTCAGCCTCAGCAGCAGGAGCAGCCTCAGCCTCAGCAGCAGGAGCAGCCTCAGCCTCAGCAGCAGCCTTTTTTACACTTACCTCTCCATCTGGTCCTTCGTTTACTTCAAAACATTTCTTTTCACCTCCTTTCATCTTTTTCATTCCACCAGATACTTTCTTCATTCCACCAGATACATTCTTCATTCCACCTGCTGTTTTTTGCATGATATACATTATGCAAATAAAAAAGTTCTAAAGTATTTCAATCATTAAACTGTCCTAAATATCTATTGATGTTTTCGTGTAGTTCGAGAACCGCGTCCAGAACGCTTTTTATGTGTTTTTCCACCAAAACCGGCATATCTGCCGAATGACCTAAGCCCTTCACCTGGTGCACGAACTAATGCTCTACCAATACTTTTAGACTTGCCCTTTGTACGACTTGCTGCAGCAGAGACACGTGCTTTATTTGAAGCAGTATGGCTTACTCGTATTCCATCAATCTCATTAAATTTATTACTAACAAAAGTATGTAAGTTTATAATCATGTCCGCACTATCTTCAAAAGCATCTTCGTCCTGCACATTCTCAAACATCGGTTTTTCTAAAATATGTTTTCGCAAATGTTCTTCAAAATCTTTTAAGAATACATAATATCTATTATTTGCTTCATCTTCCTGTTTTTTCAACGTAATATATTTTTCCGATGCAGAATTGAAGTTGGGTCTTTTTTCTATTTTTGTAATTTGTGGTTTCAACTTATCGATAACTGCATTATAATCGTTCGTTTTTTTGTCATATTTTGATATGTATTTATTGAATGTATCCAATGTCATTGTTTGAATAATGAAATACACCAAATCATAGATTTTTGCCCCCATTTTCTCTTGTGGCTTTCTGAAGCCTAATGCAGAGGACTTCCTCTTTCTGATGGTAGTTAAGACGTCCTGTAATATTTGTTTGTCGTTTGGTTCAACTGGTGTAGAATCTGTAGCAGGCTCAGTGTCAGGCTCAGCCACAGGAGCAGCCTCAATGTCCGCTGCTTCTATATTAGCCTCATCAGCAGGCTCAGGAGCAGGCTCAGCCTCAGCAGCGTTAACATCAAGAGGAGCATCCTTCATATCTGTATTAGCCACAGGAGCAGTCACAGCAGCAGCCATAGGAGCAGCCTCAGCCTCAGGAGCAGGAGCAGCCTCAGCCTCAGGAGCAGGAGCAGCCTCAGCCTCAGGAGCAGGAGCAGCCTCAGCCTCAGGAGCAGGAGCAGCCTCAGCCTCAGGAGCAGGAGCAGCCTCAGCAGCAGGCTTAGTGACAGTATCTTCTTTGGTTGATTCCTGTTCAAAATCATCTTTATATTCTTCTTCTTCTGAATCACTATCAGAGTCATGTACTTCTTCTTCTGTATCACTATCAGATAATTCAATCTCTAGATTTTTTTGTCGTACATTTTCAAGTTCAACTTCATATTGCTTAACTGATTGTTCTGCTTTATTTATTTCTTCTTCATCAGTAATATCTGCATTTTTAGCATCTGCTAATGCATTTTTTGCTTTGGTAAGATTTTCGTTTGCTTCTTCTATATTATTAGGCACATCGCCAGCAGCAGGGGTATCGTCACCACCGGACATACCATTTTCTAATTCCTCAGAACGCTTTGTAAGTTCACTATATAATTGTCCAGTTAATAAGTGTTTGATAGTATCATCTACTTCTCCTTCTATTCCATATATTTTTTTATTTAACTCTGCATTTCCTTCCAAAAATGGCATTAATGACTTTTTTACGCTATCAACAATGTCATATTTTTGTTCGAATGTAGTATCGATAGGTATACCAGTAGATTCTTTTTGTTCTTCTTCTTGTTCTTCTTTTTGTTCTTCTTCTTGTTCTTCTTTTTGTTCTTCTTCTTCTTCTTCTATAGGTATAGTATCAGATGGCCCAGGTAGTATAGTCGTAGGTGTAGTTTCTACTGGACTGACCACATCAGGAACAATTTTTTTCACTTCTTCGCCCGCAATTTCAATATTGAATATTTCCCCATCAATCTGAAAACTGGCTTTCAAATTACTGTCTTTATCAAATTCAATGGATTCCACTTTTATATCATTTGTATTCACAATTGTAGCCATCTCAATATGTTTATTTGTATAGTATATACAAATAAATAATAAAATTCAATCTCATAATCAGCTAAACAAATCAAAATGTTCCGTTGGGACGATTGTTTTTCTGCATGGACTCGTCCATAGACATTTCGCGTGTAGAAGCACCTCCACGAATCCATCCGTCTAAAGCAGATTCTTCGACAGTATTGGAAACATCAGTGACGCGTTCCTCCATCTTATTGTCAGTAGGGTAAAGTGCATAAGCAGCGAAGGATTTCTCCATAATAGTAGACGTGCTCTTTTTATCGCTAGACCATTCGCCCTGTTGAATATGGGATTCTAATGCAGGGTCGCAACTTCCGCGACCCAAATAAGGGACAGTTTTAAAAGGTCGTTCAAATAATTGAAGTTTTTCTAAAGCACGTTGTTGGTCAGCTTTGATTAACAGAAGAGATTCATCATCGACTACATTTCCGTTAAGTCCATTTCCGTTCGTTAAACCATTGAATGTCATGGTAGGTTGCTGTACAGCAAATTTAACATGGCTGTCTGATACATTTTTGCTAAAATGGTCAGTTAATAAATAGTTAGAATAATGAGTGTTGGAAGTATTGCGTTGTGTTTGGTCGGTAGAATCAGTACCAATGCGGTCAGTGTTGTGAAAAGTATAAGGAGAAAGAGATGCCATTTATAATATAGGAATATTTATATTATAAACAGAGAATGTATTTTCAAAGAATATCAAAAGAAAAAGAAAGAAAAACCAACATATTGAGAACGTAAATGCCTAAATTAGATAAAAACGAGAAAATACCATCTTTAATTAATGTGTCTAGCTAAATTACGTGCGCATGCAAAATCATTGCCCTCTTTACATGAAATCATACTGCCATAGCAGAATTCAGCAAATGCGCCTTGGTCATTTGGAATCATGGTATTGGGTGTCGAGTTAAAAGGACGCAATGACTGTTCAAATTCTAAATTACTACCCATATCTCCAAATAATTTATCAGCAATGTCTGGGTGGTCGGGATTCGCCTCATTCACCAATTGTTTTGCCTGTTTCATAATATCCGCTTCTACAATCTTATTGTATGCAGGAGGAGCCGGTTTTTTATCAGGTTTATAGTCGTAGTCAGTAACTAACACATTACCAAAGGGGTTACTAGAATCAGGAGTATCAAATACATCAGTGGGTATAGGCATACTGTTTTCTCGCAAATAATCCATAGATGGACTTGCGAAATTTTCCTTTACGCTACTAGCTATACGCTTTGCTTCTTTTTTACCTATTTCTTTCATATGGAAATAATGTAAGACGTATACAGCCATCATGGTAATAATGCCCACTAGAAGTATTCTAAAATTACTAGAGTATAAAAATACGACTAAAGCTAGTAAAACAACTACTCTAGAAATAGCGTTTAATTTTCTAGGATATGACATGGATTCGACTGGATAAAACTCAAACACATATTCTTGCTGAAGCAAAATATTAGGGTTTTCGGACCAAAAAGGAACGTCTTTGTTTTTGTCACGCGTCTCCATGTTCTCTCTTGCTTCGCAAAAATTCTCGGTGGACTCTTTATTTTCTTCAATCACCGGTTTTGAATCATCATGTTTATTTGTAGTTGTTTCTTCATATTCAATTTCGGCAGACGGTAGCGAAGAATTCATTAAAATAAAGTTATATATATAGTATAAATATCTTTTTGTTATGTATTTATCTAATACACAACAAAAGTGACTAAATAATTCTAAACAGCTGACTTTGTCGTAGATTACTCTTTTTTCAGAACAGGTTGGATTATATGAGGGAGTCGTTTTTTGATACATTTGTCATCAATTTGTAATGTTTCGCACTGAGTATTTTGAGGAACAATTTGCAGGATGCATTTTGACTTTTCTCCATAAAGCGGGTCAGTACAGCCCTCTTCTCTCTCCTGAAAGCGAACTTTTTTAGTTTTATTCTTTTTCTTAATACGTAGAGATTTTGTGCATCTAGAACGAAAATGTTCGTATCGTTCCCGTACTACTTCGTAGGTAAGACCAGATTGTTTGTTTAACATAGTGTTCACTATTTCATGTAAATCAAACATATATTTAGAAAAACTGTCGCGAGATTTCATATTCTTCATATCTAAAGGCAATGCTTTGAAATTATTTTTAAGGTTTTCCCTACATTTTCCACAAGGTAGAATGTATTGTAAACTCAATACAAAATCGCGATATCTTTTTTTATCAGCTTCATTGGGGTTTACGGGGTAATTAAAGCTCATCGTATGTAAAAAATGCCACATTCCGGGACCCCATACAGTAGTCAACATTCCGTCACCGCTATTAAACTCGTCAATGTTATATACTCCGTTCGAACTGCCCATTTTTGTTTTACTGCGACTCATAATTAGTTATATTTTAGAGATAAAAAAATAAAGGACAAATAGTTATTTCACAAATAAATTCGCTTAAACATAGAAAACTAAATCTACATATAATTTATAATGGCCAACATTGTAGACGTTTTGAAAAAATACCTTCGACCGTATCACACTTATATTCTCGTAGTTATTTTGATACTCATATTTTTGTATGCAGCCCAACACGTATATGCACAGTATCTAAATAAAAACGAAAATTTTGATGTAGCAAATGATGTGATGGATGAACGAACGCCTGGAGTAGTAGTGTATTTTTTCCACGCAGACTGGTGTCCTCACTGCAAAAAAGCTCAACCAGAGTGGAAATCATTCATGCAGGCAAATGATGGCAAATTAGTCAATGGGTATAAGGTTACATGTGCAGACATCGATTGTACAAACGAAGACGATGCGAAAAGTACAGAGTACATCAATAAATTTGCCATTGACTCTTACCCGACTATTAAAATGGTGAAAGATGGCAAGACAATTGATTTTGAATCCAGAATTACAACCTCTTCTTTGAATAGTTTTTTGGATACTATGTTGAATGAATAAATAGTAGTCAATCTATCAATCAATAGATTCGATGGACGAGTGCAATAAACACATATCTATGGCTCTTTCTGTACCTATATCCATAAGTTGTCTGCGTGTATCTTTACTATTCATAGTATCGTATATGTTATGAAACGCTGGATTAGTAGGGTCGAATAATACTTCTTTACACAATGAATTATTATTCTTTCGAACATTAACTGTACGAATTAAATTCATCAATAAAGTAAGAACATAATCAAACAAATTAAAGTCGGTGTTTACATTCTTTTCGTCGTCATGGTGGTCTTTTTGTTCTGTTTGTCCAAATCCAATACCAAGTGTTTTGGAAGCGTCGCAGTTATCCTGCAAACAAATGTCTACAGGATAATTTGCAATAAACCCCCCATCGCATAAATAGGAGTTTTGGTATATATATGGCGAAAAGCATATCGGCAATGCACAAGAACAATATATTGCATCTATCAGTTTCCATTCGGGATGTGTTTCATGAGAGATACTTAGATGTGTCATTGAATTCAAATCCATGCAAATAAAATGGCAATGAATACCGGTTTTGTCATAAAACTCGTTCATAGTAATATCAATGTCCATGTCTTTGCCTAACAATAATGGTTTGAATATTTCCTTCATAATATTATTATTGAAAACCCCCCTATTTTCAATTGCATTTAATATTGATGTCAAATCAAATTTGAATACGCGATGCCATGGACGGATGAGAATAAAATCATCTAGCTCTTCCCAATCATACTGCAAAGCTATCATTACCGCAATCACTGTACCAATCGAGGTAGCATAAATATGTTCAATGTTATCAACATTCCATACGTCTCTCGTAGCTAAATGTTTAAGTGCCCCATAAAATGCGATACCAGCAATCCCGCCGCCACTGATAATAATATTTTTTATAGTATTTGTGTCATCCTTTTGCATATTCTAATGGAAGTAAACCCAAACTGTTTATATATTTTCACAATACGTCTATATTTGGATGTCTTTTTCTATTCAATTATATAATAGCTCATGTCTAATTTTTTATATACCACAGACAAAGAAACCATTGGGAGAGTAGATATTGATTCTCTCTTCGAAAAAAAACAGCAAAAAGACATAAAACAATTAAACATATTCAATAAGCTATTGAATCGAATACACAAACGAATCCAATTTACAGGCAACTCCAAGCAAAAAGACAAACACGTTTTTTTTACAGTACCTGAATTCATTTTCGGAGAACCATTATACAAACAAGGCGACTGTATAGGTTATTTAGTCGTAAAATTAGAAGAGAATGGTTTTTTGGTAAAATACATACATCCAAATACATTATTTGTTTCATGGGATAGCTGGGTACCCGCTTATGTCCGTAGTGAGATTAGAAAGAAAACCGGAAAAATCATTGATGAAAAAGGGAATGTCATCGGGGACAAAAATGCCCCAAAACAAGACCAGGAGGACGAAGAAGAGAATGGCGACATCAACTCTCAGTTGTTCAATACGGGTACAGGAAAGCAGCAGAAAAAAACTGGAAAGGAATATACCCCTATCGACCAGTACAAACCATCGGGTCGTTTAGTATACAATAATGAATTGTTTGAAAAACTAGAAAAAAAATTATAAAATTGATAGATTTTGATATAAAATCTATCAGTAACAACAACAACAACAACAACATCAAACCAATATGCAGTATTATCGTGACGAAAAATTCAATAATTGCATAGAACGTTCAGCCATGGCGCATGAAAGATATGAAAATTATACAAAAACAAATTGGAAATTAGAAGATACAATGTGTAAACTCAATAATATTGTCGATGCATTAAAAAAACAAAATGCGAACATGACTACTGTGTGTTGTGCAATATGCATGGAAAATGTAACAAACAAAACAGTCGTACAAACAAAATGCAATCATACATTTTGCTATGATTGCATTGAAAATAATAAGAAATACAACCAATCTACGGGCAATTTGTGCGGACTTTGTAGAGAGAATATATTCAATTAGATAATTCAATACGAATAGTCATAGAAACCAAAACAGTATACAGGGATATAGAGTTTGAATGTACTTTTTTTGGCATTAATCGTGTCATTTTAAATCTCAAATGTGTATAATAATGGAAAAAGTTTCTGTCATAATTCCATCTTTCAATAGGTTTAAATATCTATTGAACACAATAGAATCAGTAAAAAACAAACATATACTAATTTAGAAATTATTGTAATTAACGATACGTCAACCCAAAAAGAATACTATGATTATGACTGGAATGCGAATGATATCACAATCATACATTTGGATAAAAATTCAAAAAATATATTTGGTTATCCCTGTGTTGGTTATGTTAGAAATAAAGGCATTGAAAAATCAACAGGTAAATACATAGCATTTTGCGATGATGATGATATATGGTTTCCTAAAAAAATAGAATTACAAATAAATGCAATGAAAAAATCAGGATGTAAAATGTCTTCTACTGATGGATTATTTGGAAAGGGTATTTATGATGAAACTAAACATTACAGAAAATACAATGCAGAACATTATTATAAAACTTTACAAAATATCTATAAAAGAAAGAATAGTAATTTGCTAGAAAATGGGTTTCCTGAAATATGGACACTAGATTTCTTAAAAATTCATAATTGTGTAATAAATAGCTCGGTTATTGCTGATAAAAATATGTTAGTAAAAGTTGGGCTAGTACCTTTTAACAGAAGAGCTCAAGACTATGAATGTTGGTTAAGAATATTAGAACATACCGATAGTATTTATGTGAGGGATGTATGTTTTTATTATGATGCTGGACATGGAGATGGACAAAACCATTAAACCTTTGAATATTTAAAACGCTGGTTGTTCTTGCGGTTCTTGTTCTTGCGGTTCTTGTTCTTGCTGTTCTTGTTCTTGCTCTTGCTCTTGCTCTTGTTGTTCTTGATTATTTTCATATGTTGTATTAGATTGGTTTGTTACAACATATTTTTCAATATCATCTGGACGTAATACAAAATTTATATTTTGAATACGTTGTAATTCATTGTTAC